TACTTATACAACCCCCTTTGTGTTTCACAATATTCATTGTGCCGAAACCTTTGTTAGTGATTTATTAAATCTTGCCAACCACTTCAATTTTACAAGTGATTGGTTAGACTTCAATACTACTGACGCCGGGGCCATCGTTTTTGACCTGACATTTAAATCACCGACTGACCTCGATAACTTTACCCGCTATTATAATGGGGATAACAGTCTTTACTAAAAAATTAACTTTTCCGGTTTTCAGTTACCCGGTCTGTCGTTAGCAAGTACTATTAGCCACGATTAAGTTGCGTATAGGGATAGTGCCCAAGAACGAGATGCAGATAAAAACTGTTACAGGAAACTAAACAAGAGAACAAACCAGATGAAAACTGAAATGACATTTGCTCCAGACAGGAAATGGTAAAATGGCTCACGTAAAACCAAAAGATCGTAATCATTGTTTTAAACGTGATACGTTGGGTGCTGGTAAAATTTACCGTATGCATCGTAAAAACGAAGCAATGGTTGAAACCCCACTGGCTATTCAATTATCCTGTGTTGCATATCGTTTGAATAAACGAACTCACGTTAAGAGCCAGGAAGCATACTATGCCGCATTAGATGCGAAGTATGAAAAACACCAGGCGCATCAGAAGGGCATATCAAATAACGTGGATCGTGTTATAATGATGGCAAACAGAGATCATATGGTTCTTGCATATGATGACATCCAGCATGGCAAAGAGGTAAAAATTACTGCCAAAGATAAGGAATTGGCAGAGGATATAACCTCCTACTTTCAGGGATTGCTGTTTAAGCAGTTAAGCGGCAAAATGAGTGATTTTAATAAAAAAATCCTCAAAGTTATAAACGAGGAGCAGGTACCAATTAATGAATTTGGCTTGGTAGCATCATTACCCAAAGCATTTTACAATGCTAAAAAATGGGATAAGGCCGCTGAGGTAGAGCGTGACCTTGCTGATGTTAGCGACTATGTCGGCACACAGGGTAAAAGATGTAATTTTGACCTTGAGGTAGTAAGCACTCGTTACATTCCTACACATGATTGTACAATTGTCACTTGTATTGATGAAGATAAGAATGTTGTAAAATTCTTTACCCACGATTTTGCAAAGGATAGCGAACCAGGTGATAAATTTGAGATTGCTGGTTTTGTTAAAAGCCATGAAGTAAGCAAATATAACGGCGGCAAAGAAACAATGATTAACAGAGTAAAGGTACGCACCTGATAAGTACTAGGTGCATATACATTTCTGTACTCCGTGCTATAACGGACAAATAAGCGAGCCCACTTTCCGCTCATACACCAGGCAACAGATGCTGTTGTCTCGTATGGGCATTCCCTATTCTATATCTACACTATTTAATGAAAGCCTTGTTACGCGGGCTCGAAATACTTGTGTGGCATTTATGATGGGTAACCTTGCCGCTACTCATTTAATGTTTATTGATGCTGACATTGAATGGCAAGCAAGTTCTGTTCTTAAATTGGCAAGTCTTGATAAAGATATTATAGGTGGTACTTACCCTAAAAAATCTCTTCCTATAGATTTTGTTGTTAATGCCGTGCCAGAACAAACAGGAGAAGTGGTGGAGGTACATGATATTGGTACAGGGTTTTTAATGATTAAACGTGAAGTAATACAAAAAATGTTTGATGAGTATCCACTTAAAAAATATAAAAACATAATTGGTTTGGAACCAAAATATAATGACTTATGCTATGCATTATTCGACACAATGTTAGTAAATGGACATTATTTGAGCGAGGATTATGGTTTTTGTCATTTGTGGAAACGATTGGGAGGCAGTATACATCTAGATAAATCTATTGTTTTAGGACATTATGGCTCTTATATGTTTAAAGGAGACTCTAATTTAATATGAATGTCGTAATTTTAACTCCAGATAGAGTAGGCTCAACATTACTTCAACGGATATTAACTATACATATGGTAGAAGCTGGTTTTGATAGACCAGTTATTAATTTACATGAGTTAACAAATGGTATTGTTTCTTATTTTTCTGAAACATATAATCAAACAATGGTTGGAAAACCAATAGGTGACTCGTGGGGTTATTGGCAAACACTACCAGATGTAGTAAAAATATTAGATAGTGTTGATCATTATAAAACTAGTCGGTTAGCTCATTATCATATTCAAAAACGCAAAGATTCAATTAATGATCAAAATAAGTTATACGAATATCTTAATGAAAACTTTTACATTATAGCGGCTCAACGTAAAAATGTCTTTGAATATGCATTAAGTTGGGGTATTCACGCTACTACTAGTACGTTAAATGTTTATTCACACAGAAGCCGTTTAGAAAAAATAAGTGGTATTTACAAGGATAAAGTCACTATTCCAGATCAAATATTTATTAGTTATTTAAATGCATATAAAAGTTATGTTGAATGGTCTCATTTATACTTTAATGTTAATAGTTTTTTTATCTATGAAGACCATATTAGAGATATAGATCTATATATTTCTAATTTAGATTTCATGTCAAATAAGAAACATAAAAATTGGGAAGACATATTTGGAATAAATTGGCATGATTGGAATAAATGCCATAAATTAAGTAGTGATTTAATTTTTGCCGATCTACCAAAATTATTAGAAGGGCAACAAGAAATTTCTGATATAGATTCAAATTTGCCTATATTAAAAAAATTCTATAATAATTTACCAGTAACAGAACAAAAATTTCTTAATGACAATGGCGTAAAATATGTTAAAACATATAAACGTATTGACGAATTAGTTGAAAATAGAACAATAATAACTGGCGTACCTATTAAACTTCAAACTATGGCCGAAAAAAAGTTATTAATTAAAAATTTTAATGAATGCTTAATATGGTATAATGAATGGGCAGATAAAAATGATTACCCAACTATGGAAATAGATGAGTTACATAAATCAACAAAAGCAGAATTATTAGATTGGTATGATATTGGTAGCACTCCAAAATTATTAAGTAATGAGTAATTTAATTAAATGATTTTACCAGATTTTATATTACAAACCCGACAAAATAAAGTTTGGAAGTATAGTGGTACAGATAGTCCAAAATGGTGTTATAATAAAAAACATTTTAACAACTATCCTTATAAAGTTTCCTATAATTATAATTCAAGAGGATTCAGAGATACAGAATGGCCAGATAATATTGAAGATTTAAAAAAAGCAATCTGGTGTGTTGGTGATAGTTTTACTGTTGGTTTAGGTGCTCCAATTGAGCATTGTTGGGTTAATGTTTTACAACAAAAAATTAAAAGGCGTTGTATTAATATAAGTTTAGACGGTGGTAGTAATGATTGGATATTAAGGAAAACAAAAAGAATAATTGAAGAAGTAAATCCTGAAATAATAATAATTCATTGGAGTTATATATGGCGGGGAGAACATACTGATATATCTTTACAAGATGAAGATCGTCGTTTAAAAGATAAAGGATATAAACATAATATTCAATATTTTAAAGATTTTCTAACAATACTTAATAATATTGACACTTTTAATACTACTAAAATAATACAATCAATAATACCTGATCCAGCAATGGATATATCTGCTATTGAGGAATGTATACAAGATGTATTAAATGATTATCCAAATGACCACCCGGGTAAAGCTAATATTCTAATGCTATACGAAAAAATTTTAGATTATGTGCAAAGTAATTTTGTTTACTGTAGGCAATGTGATCTAGCAAGAGACGCTCATCATTATGATATACTGACTACTACTAATTTCGTCTCTAATATAATTAAATTACTTTGATAAATACAAGACATCACACTGGCGCAGGTGTTGATGTGTTAAAAATATAATATATTCCAATTCCGATTGGTTTTCGCGAAAACATTTATAGAGGAATAAACAAAATGAGTGAATGGATTAAGTTTGATTTTGAAATGCTGTCAGAAACTACAGCATGTGATTTGATAATGTACTTAGATGGTGCCAAAGTAGAATCACGCCGAATTTCAGCATCTCCATTAATTGATGATGGAGAGCATCCTGAAAAACAAGCAACACTATGGTATGAAATTAACGAGTCAATGTGTGACGGTATAGGAGATCATAAAATTCGAATTAATGTAGTAGAAAGATTAAATGCTGAAACCGGAGAACCGCTTTATGAAACCCCAATAATTGAATTAGTTGGGGTTGAATTAAGTGGCTCAGCACATACACCAGCAGATGGCAACATTAATGATTCAATTAAAGTATATAACATTCTCGATGCAGGTTTTCAAGCATTGATAGATGCCGGTGAGTTTAATCATACCGGTCAAGTCAACGAAGATATTGGTAATGGCGAAACTAGTTACAGTGTAAGTGACTGGTCCAGTTATAAAGTTAAAGGTAATGGATGTTGGATATTAGAATTCTCATGTCCTTACATAAATTGGTACGATGCAGTTCATGCTGACTAACAAAAATTTTTAAGTACTTAAAAATACGGTCATTTTTTGGCCGTATTTTTTTGACAAAATAAATAATAACATGACTACAGAAACTTTTCCCATTTCAATTTTTTTTAAAGTAAATAATATTTTATATGAAAATAAAAATGAAACTTTAGATCCTATAATCACAATATCTGTAAATGATGTTAAACATAAAGAAAATGTTATTTTAAATCAACCAATAGATGTACAACCGAAAGTTCATTCAGAATATCATTCAGGTGAACTTGTCGAAGTTAAATTTAATTTAGATATAGATGATGATGTTGATCAAGATATTAAGTTAAGTATTAAATTAGATAATGAAAATATACCATTACACGATGAGTGGGGAATTTATGTTACAGATATAGAATTAAATGAAATATCAGTTGAAAATTTAGTTCACGAGAATGGTGTTCTTGACGTTCCTTTATGTAAAGAAGAAGATTATGCTGATGACGGATTCATTCAATCATATCTTATTCCAGAAGGTTTAGATAGTAATTTAAAATTAATAGATGGTAGATATCATTATATAACTAATGGTGATTATGTACATATGCCAGAATCATCATATAGTTTTACATTTAAAACACCATTATATCTTTGGTTATTAGAACTATTATTGCAGTAATATGTTTACGTTTCATTTTAGTGTCACCTATGATGCGAATGGAGACAAAAAACCTAATTTAAAATTCTATGTACTATGTAATGACAAAGTAGTACGTGGAGAAACACTAGCAGGCTGGAGTCGTCCAGACAACCCTATAGAACAATTACCACACATAGGTAATCAGTACAATAAAGAAATAATCTCTTCATTTTATACAGAGTTTTATAAATTTAAAATAGATATAGACGAAAGCATAGAGAATGATTACACATTAGTTATAGAACATACTAATGGTGTATATCCTGATGACTATCTGAAAAGCAACTTTGGTATTCATATAAAATATTTAGATATATGCGGTGTAGATTTATGTGATTTAATACACAGGCGTGGGCATATATATTTAGATTGTACTGGCAATCCATATTACATTTATAATCAAATTAATAACGACAATAGACGCGGCCGGCATAAACGTGGAGAAGTGTTTATTGTTGAAGATTTTAGACTATTGAATTTTAGACATAGCGGAGTACAAGGAAACAATCCACGAGTATTTAACAATGTTACTGGAGAGTTTAAACAATATACTGGATATTATGTCAGTGATAGTGGTTACATAATTAAAGGGAAAAACTTATATTATGATTGTACAAAAGATATATTTTTTATAGTAGACAATGCCAATAACCCTAACTTATATGTAGAGGGAGATAGATTAATACATCATATACCTAATGATGCTACTATTAGTTTGAACGGTAAGTGGGAATTAAAATTTAAAACACCGTTTTATGCGTGGGTATCAGAAAATATATTTGGTAATGATTTTGCTTAATCACCAACAGTGTTTTGTAAATAAACAGTGTTGTAAGTAGAATTAACTAAAACAAATGTAGCAGATTTAGGTATGTCCTTAATACGCCTTGCGCCAATATATGTACAAGCACTACGAACACCACCCAATATTTCTGTTACTGTATTTTCTACTGGTCCTCTAGCATCCAATCTAATGTGACGCCCTTCTGAACTCCTGTATCCATCTTTACGTGTACCGTGTTCCTGCATTGCGCGATTAGAACTCATACCGTAAAATTCATATTGCCCAGCAACTTCTGCCAATTCACTCTCATCATGCCCAGCAAGCATACCACCTAGCATTACAAAGTCAGCACCTGCGCCAAATGCTTTAGCAACATCACCAGGCTCTGTGCAACCACCGTCTGCTATAATATGTCCGCCCAATCCATGTGCGGCATCAGCACATTCCATAATACCACTTAATTGTGGCATACCAACACCGGTCATTATTCGTGTTGTACATACTGAGCCAGGCCCAATACCGCATTTTACAATATCAGCACCAGCAATACATAATTGCTCAGTCATTTCGCCTGTAATTACATTACCTGCTATAATAATTTTTTTAGGAAACTTCTCTCTAACTTCTCTTACAAAGTCTGAGAAGTTTTGCTGGTATCCGTTTGCTACATCAATACAAATAAACTTAATATCCGGCCAACGTGCGAGTATTTCCTGTGCTTTCTTATAATCTTCTGCATCAGGATCAAATATAGCATTGGTGCCAGTACTGACTGCTATATTGCTTAAACTCATGCCATGGCCTACAGCATTTTCCCAATCTTCTATAGTGTAATGCTTTTTAATGACTGTTAGCATGTTGTAATTTTGCAACACGTTTGCCATTGAAAATGTGCCTACACCATCCATGTTGGATGCCATAATAGGAACACCCGACCATGTTTCTTTTGTTTCATTCCAGTGCCTGAACGTAAAGTCACGTTCTATCGTAACACTACGCCTACTGGATAATGTAGAGCGTTTGGGTTTTAGTAAGACGTCTTTGTAGTCTAGTTTAATGTCTGTTTCTATTCTCATACGTATATTATATAGTAGTATTACTATATAGTCAAATATAATCTGAATAAAACTGTGCTATTTCAGGAAAAGTTTTTTTCCAATCTAAATTTCGCATATTATCAAACCAATCTAAATACTGTATCATACGAGGTATTTCCTGTGGCCTATATTCATTTGGCAAATATATTTTTTTATCATCGCTTAATGCATTAATGTACTTGTCAGTTAAATGTTTCAAAGCATATTCGCCACCAGCAGTATGATCAGCATAATTAAAACCATAACTATTACACCATTGTTTTGCCTCATCCATGTAATATAAACTTAATACACTTATTACTTGGTTAATATGTAATGTAAAATCCCCTCCATCTTCTGGTTGAGCGCATTTTCCAAGTTGATATTGCAAATTATTTAATATATTATCTTTAACTTGATCCCATTCTGCTGGTGCTCTTAAATAACTAAACCTATCTCCTATACAATCTAAACTAACACTAATACGTACAAATTTACATTTATCTAATAATTCAAGCATGTGTTCTGGAATAGGTTTAGTGCCATTAGTATGCATCATAACTGTTATATTATCCAAAGAATGTCTACTATCTATGTATTCTAAGAATTTTATGTTTGGATTATTTCCAGGTAGTAAAGTTTCTCCTCCAGTAAAATTCATTGTATTTAAATTACTTACATCTATATTATCAAAAAATTTAATAACTTTTTCTATTTCTGCTTCACCACCACGTTTATCAGTATAAAATTTATCTGGATTTGTTAAAAAAATTGGAGGGTTTTTCTTTACTGCGTTTTGCCACACAGTACTAAATTCTGGACCACAAGTTGTACACATTAAATTACATACACTACTTAATTTAATAGTTAAATTTACTGGCCCATTTAAATCTGTACGTGGTTCACTATCCCGATTTGCACAATGTAATCTATGACTATCATCCCATGCCCCTGCTTCTTCTGCTATGCGACAACGACCACAATCATTATTCCATATATTCTTTTTATTTAGATCTCTTATAGATTGAAAATATTCATTCTTCCAAAAATTATGCCCGCCCGCTTCGGTATCTGTTATATTTGCTGTACGTAAGGAATTTTGGTCAGCAATACAACAACAACGATATTCCACTAAATCTGGATTACCCCATTTGGGAAAATTAATGTCTAGACCTTCATGTATAAAATTACAATGCAAAGAAGTCATTACAATACTTATACTAATAAATACATGTATATGAAACTTCATAATTTAGTAGGTCGCAGTCTGCTTAAAAATCGACGCAATTATAAACGCAGATCCAAATACGAAACTGGATATTCTGCTGATAATATGGTATATAGAAACATGATAAAGGGTGTCTATGAGGATGTTCCAGAAGATGAGGACATGAATCCAGTTGGTCCAAGTTATGATGTACCAAAGTATTTGTACCATGCTACATTTACTAAAAACGTTCCTAGCATTAAGCAAAAAGGATTGCTACAATTCCAGCCTAGTTTATGGATTAAAGGCCCAGGTGGTAGCAGATATAACGAAGAAGCAGGCATATTTGCCTTTGATGATCCAGAAGATGCATTAAACTGGGCAGGTAAGATGGCTTGGGAGTTTCGTGACACAGACAAAGATATTTCCATTGTACGCATAGATATGGAAGATGAGATTTGGGATGATGACCCAGCAGAGGATCCATTTGTTTCTAACAAAGGCAGAGCATTGCGTAGTGGAGCAAATATTAAAGCAGATAGAATTGTAGATGCTATTAGGGTAGATGATTTAGGCAAACCCGGTGATCTTGGCATATCACGAGATGAGTGGTTAGCACAAGTTACCCCTAAACTACGCGAAGATACGATAGAAGAAACCGCAGGTGTTGGTATAGTTACAAAACAAAATGCTACCAAAGACGTGCCGGTAGGTGGTGAATATAATAATCTTAAAAAACTACGTATGGGAAATAAGCCAAAAGTTCATACAGAAGGCGACATGGAAGCAGATCGCAAAGCAGGTATTAAATGGGTGGACGATCCAGATTGGAAACGTTTACACGATATTGATGATAGAATGATACAGGCATATATGGACCATAAAAAACCTAAAGAAGAACTTCATGAAGGCATAAATGATCCACATATTTTTAAAGCGGTGTTTATGGCTGGTGGTCCTGGTTCAGGCAAAAGTCATATGGCGCGAGAATTACTTGGTGGTAGTGGACTTAAAGCAGTAAACACAGACCAAGCATTAGAATACTTAATGGCTAAACATGATTTAGATCCTAAAATGCCCGATGAAGAGCAAGAAGAAAGAGACGTTCAACGTGATCGTGCTAAAGAATTAACAAGTAAGCGTAGTGCCAATTATATCGATGGTAGATTGGGACTTATTATTGACGGTACTGCCAAAGACTATGAAAAAATAGCAAAAGCAAAGAAAGATTTAGAAGATCTTGGTTATGAGACTCGCATGGTATTTGTTAATACCGATCTTGAAACAGCACAAGAGCGAAATATGAAACGTCCAGAACGCTCTGTTCCAGCAAAGTTAGTAAGAAAAGGATGGGAAATGGCCCAAGAAAACGCCGGAAAATTCCAAATGTTATTCGGCCAGCCTGGTCTTTATATTATAGAAAATTCAGAAAATTCAGAAAATGCAGAGCGTATAAACAAGGTACATGCTAATATGCGACAATGGTTATTAACACCAGTTACAAATAGAGAAGCATTGGATTGGATGGATCAACAGACAGGTTTTAGTGAAGGACTTGCTTCAATTACAGAAGATGCATGTGGTGATTGCTTTAGTAAAGCCGGCCGTGCTTTAATAGATACAGAAGAAAAACTACAAGATAATACAACACTAGTTCATGCATTAGTGCGTGGCCAAGGTAAATTGGAAGGACGCAGATTCCCACACGCATGGACTGAGATGGGTGATGTAGTGTTTGACAATGCTAATGGTAATAATATTGTAATGCGTAAGGAACAATATTACGCACTTGGCGGTGTTGAAGAAACAAAAGGCGCCTTTGCCAGGTATGAACATTATAAAGGTCTTTCCAATATGTTAAAACATGGTCATTGGGGTCCTTGGGATTTAGATGAGAGTTTGAATGAGGAGGAAAAGCCAGAGCATAGTAGCAGTATTGCTAATGCTTTAGAAGGTAAGAGTCCACATAAAAAAGGCACAAAGAAATATAAAAAGCACATGGCGGCAATGCACGCCAACATGTAATCAGATTCTGCTTGACACAACACTAAAAACGCTATATAATATAATGTATGCCTGATAGACAATTACACTTCTATATTAACAGCGATTGGGATTTCAAACCACCCGTAGTACGAATATGGGTTAATGGTTATTTAATTACTGAAAGAGCAATAACTCCACAAAAGAAATTTAATGAATATTTAGAAGAAATAGTTGTTATAAACCTTAAAAAAGGAAATAATAAAATAGTAGTTGAAAATATTAAAACCGCACTAGCAGATGTAGAATTATTAAAAATAATAGTGGATAAAATAGGAGATGAAACTGGAAAACATTCAATTGAATGTCCAATTACTACTAAAGATGGCATAACTTACGAAGCAAATTTAAAAATATAATGTTACGATTTAAATTAATACCAACAGTAGATAAAGCAACATATTTTGTCAAAATTAATAATAAAATTATTGATCATGGCATTTTATATACAAACGATAAACCTGCTTGGTCTCAACGACAACCAATAACATTAGAATATAAAGGCATTACTTTTAAGAATTCTGAAAAGGATAATTATGTATCTGTATGTTGTACTAATGCTGGTTCAGGTAGAGAAATATATATACAAGAAATTCAAGTGGATGATGTTGAAGTCGTTGCTGAGGGATTAGGAGTATCTTATCGTGAAGATGCAAATTTTCATGTTCACCATATAGTTAGTGGATGCAGTAAAAATCTTGATGCAGTAATGAACCATGATTATAGTGATGTTGTTATAATGGACAGAGCAGGGGTTGCGGGGGAATTCATAGTTGTTGTAAAACAAGACACTGGATGGATAGCATGTTGGGATGAACATTTATATTTTGCAAAGGATGACATTACGTTTAAAGAACGAGAATATTTCCATCCGCCACCAACACTACCAGGCCCACCACCACCACTAACACCGGCTCAAGAACGTTATAAGAAAGCAATGAAAGCAAGCAAGATAGAGAAAATATTAAAACCACATGATAATGCAATAAGAGAAAGAGTAGTCTTGCCAGAATGGTATGATTCATCATCCAATGATGATGAAATTAAAAAATCAACATAAGGAATAATATTATGAATTTAAAAAGAGAAATGATATCAGTACATGAAAGACTTGATAAAATTGAGGAGGCAATTTCAGGGTTGTTAATATCACCGCCTCCAGCAAAAGCCAAAACAACAAAAAAAGTTGCGGCAAAAAAGAAAGCAAAAACAACCAAGAAAAAAGTTGTAGACACAACGGCTGTTAAAACAACATCAGATGATATTGCAAAGGTAGAAATGTAATGGCACATGGCGGATCATATACCCCAGAAGAAAAAGCAAGGCTAACACAATTAATTGGTGAAGGCACCCGCGTATTACAAGAAGTAGACGACCTTAAAGAAGGATTGCGTGATACTGTAAAAGCGATTGCTGAAGAAATGGATTGTAAGCCAGCAATTCTTAATAAAGCAATACGTACAGCATACAAATCAAATTGGCAGGAACAATTAGCAGATATTAGTGATCTAGAAGGAATTCTAGAAACAGTTGGTAAAACTTTATAATAGTGTATTATTACTGCTTATTTAAGTAGTAAATAAAGTATAACATTTAGGAGCGATGTAGGTGTTAAACATTAGAGAGATACCAATCGGCTCACACGAGCGAGTAATTCGTGCCACAGACGATACAACAGGCTTAGATGCCATAGTAGCGATACATAACACAAAGTTAGGACCCGCCTTAGGCGGGTGTCGTTATCTTAAGTATGATAGTTATGATGAACAGCGTTTAGATGCATTACGTCTATCAAAAGGCATGACTTATAAAAATGCCTTAGCAGGATTGCATTTTGGTGGTGGTAAATCTACTATAAATGCTAACACAGCAAAATCCCCTGACTTATGGAGATCATTTGCAGAAGTATTAAACTACACAGCAGGCACATATTATGGTGCTGGAGATGTAGGAACTGTTGTAAGTGATTTAGATCAAATACACAAACACACGCAATATGTAGTAGGTTTTGGTGGTCAAGATTCAGGCTGGTCTACAGCATATGGTTTATACTGTGCTACTAAAGGATTATTAAGAGTATTAGATGATACTCCTAAAGTTAATTGGACTAATAAAACATTCTCAGTAGTTGGGTTAGGCAAAGTTGGAAGTAGACTAATTAATTTTTTATCAAAACATCCAGTTAAAGTTTATTGCACAGATATAAAAAGAAAAACATATAAAAATTTACAGCAGGCCTTAGACAATTTACAACCGCATCCTCAATTTGAGTTAGTTTGGTGTAAAGATGATAATGAAATACACGACATTGCCACAGACGTATATATGCCCTGTGCGTTAGGCGGCACAGTTACCCCAGAATTTATTAAAACTTTTAAAAGCAAATCTATATGCGGCGGAGCAAACAATCAATTACGCACAACTGACGATGGAGATATATTACACAAAGAAGGTATATTATATGTTCCTGATTATCTTGCTAATGCTGGCGGTGTAATTTTTATTAGTGCCGCATCTAATATAACACACGATATAACAGCAACACTTGATGTAGAATGGAGTAATCCAATGGTAAAACCAAAATTAATGGCATTACATGAAAAAGCATATGATATACTTAAAACTAGTCAAGAAGAAGATAAACCAACCACCAAAGTAGCAAAAGAAATGGTAGAAAAAAAGTTAAAAGGCTTGTAATTTTTGTACTTATCTGTTATAATTAGTTAATGTATATTGATGCTTATCTAGATAAAGAACAGGAACGCATCCACGTAGCGGAGCGAATTGACGGCAAACGTCAATACAAACAGTACCCCGTAGAGTATGTTTTTTATTTTGACGATATAAAAGGAAAGCATAAAACTATACACGATAGACCTGTTAGCAGGTTTTATTCTAAAAACAAAAAAGAGTTCAATAGAGAACTCAAAATTAACAGCAGGAATCAGATCTATGAAAGCGACATTAATCCGATCTTTAGGTGTCTTGCTAATAATTATCTTGGCGCCGATTCTCCTATTCTTAATATTTGCTATGTAGACATTGAAGCAGATTTTGATCCGGAAAAAGGATTTAGTGAGCCTAACGACCCCACGGCACCAATAACTGCTATTACTGTATATCTCAGTCAACTACAGCAGTTGGTAACATTAGCATTGAAACCAAAAACAATGCACGAAGACATAGCACAAAGCGTTGCGAAACACTTTGACAATACATTTGTTTTTAATAGCGAAGCACAATTATTACAAACATTCTTAGACCTATTAGATGACAGTGATATTATAACTGGCTGGAACAGTGAAGGATATGACTTACCATATCTTGTTAATAGAGTTACTCGCGTATTAAGCAGAGATGATACAAGACGTTTTTGTTTATGGGATCAATTTCCAAAAAAATTCTCATATGAGAAATATGGGGGAGAGCAAACTAGTTTTAATTTAACAGGTAGAGTGCATTTAGATTATTTAGAACTGTATCGCAAATATACATATCATGAAATGCATAGTTACAGTCTAGACACTGTAGCAGATTATGAGTTGCAAGACAAAAAAGTTCCATATGAGGGCACATTAGATCAATTATATAACACAGACTTTGAGAAGTTTATAGAGTATAACAGGCAGGATGTTATGCTTATTGTACGATTAGATGAGAAACTAAGATTTATTGATTTAGCAAATGAACTCGCACATCAAAACACTGTACTATTACCCACAACAATGGGAGCAGTAGCAGTAACAGAGCAAGCAATTATTAATGAGGCACACGCACAAGGATTAGTAGTTCCTAACAAACCCGACAGGGATGACAGCAAAACAGTTACGGCCGCGGGTGCGTATGTTGCAACACCTAAAAAAGGATTACATCATTGGATTGGCTCAGTAGATATAAACAGTCTGTATCCAAGTGCTATACGAGCATTAAACATGGGTCCGGAAACTATCATAGGGCAATTACGTCCTACAATGACACAAAATCATATCAATAAAATCGTAGCATCAGGCAAATCACAAGCAGATGGCTGGGAAGGATTATTTGGCTCGTTAGAGTATGAAGCAGTAATGAATAGAGAGTCTAGCACAGAGATTACTATTGACTGGGAGGATGGTAAAGAAGAAGTTAAAACAGCAATGGAAATACATGGTATGGTATTTGGTAAGCATGGCAATAAATTGTTATTAAGTGCTAACGGGACATTGTTTACGAATGATAGAAAAGGAATCATTCCAGGACTTCTGGAAAAGTGGTATGCTGAACGTAAAGAGATGCAAGCAAAATTGCATAAGGCAAAAACACAAAAAGATATTGTGTTTTGGGATAAAAGACAACTTGTAAAGAAAATTAATCTAAATAGTTTATATGGTGCATTATTAAATCCATATTGTAGATTCTTTGACATACGTTTAGGACAAAGCACTACGTTATGTGGTAGGACTATTACAAAACATATGGCAAGTTATATAAACAAAATTATAACAGGCGAGTATGAGCATGATGGCAATTCTATTATATACGGAGATACAGATAGTTGTTATTTCTCAACATATGATATACTCAAAGAGGATATTAAAAAAGGAAGCATTCCATGGGATAAAGAATCAGTTATTGAACTATATGATAACGTAGCAGAGGAAGTTAATAAATCATTCCCAGCATTTATGGCACAGAGTTTTAACTGCACGATGGAATTGGGAGAGATTATTAAGTGTGGGCGTGAGATTGTCGCAAGTAGCGGACTGTTTATAACTAAAAAGCGTTATGCTACACTCATATATGATTTAGAGGGCAAACGTGTTGACCAGGATGGGCCAGGCAAAGTAAAAGCAATGGGTATGGACTTAAAGAGATCAGATACGCCAGTAATTATGCAAGACTTTCTAAATATATTATTATTAGATGTTTTAACGAACGCACAAGAAGCGGAAGTTATAGAGAAAATTAAAGCATTTAAATTTGACTTTGCCGACAAGCCAGGATGGGAAAAAGGAACTCCAAAAAGGGTAAATAATTTAACAATGTATACTAAACGCGAGCAACGCGAAGGTAAAGCAAATATGCCAGGACATGTTAGAGCGGCAATGAATTGGAACAATTTGCGTGATATGAATAGCGACAAGTATAGTATGCAAATAATGGATGGTGCTAAAACTATTGTATGTAAATTGAAATCAAATCCAATGGGTATTAAAAGTGTAGCATATCCAATTGACGAGGCAAGATTGCCAGAATGGTTTAAGGGACTTCCATTTGATCATATCGCTATGGAAGAAACAATCATCGATAAGAAAATAGGAAATTTATTGAATGTTATGAAGTGGGATCTGAAACAAGGAACTTCACGTAGTACATTTGATGATTTATTTGAATTATGAACTTATTAGAATATATTAGAGAACGAGAATTATTAGATAAACTTGATACTAGTGCTATACATGAAAACTATAATACTATTAGAGAATTATATAGGCAAACAGTTATAGAACATTCACATTTAACATTAGATAGTTTTGTGCATTGTATGAAATTTGTTGATGAAGAAATAGCAAATACTAATAAAAAATTAGAAGAAATATTTAATAAAGAAATACAGCCTCCACGTCTAAAGCAAAGTTATGCAAACTATGAAAATAAAAGACGTATGGATGTACGACTCATAGAAGATGACTATTGGACACCTGAATTTAAATTAACCGTTTGTTCAAAAATAAAAAAGTATGTTGATTTTCAATATCCTGGTTGTGAAATTGGACCACGATCTCATTATTGGACTAAAGAATTGGGTGGATTTGATCCATTATATCTTGTAGGTCCTGATTTAAATATGATTCAACATGTTGCAGAGCATTTTAATCCAATATATCAACGTAGATTACGGGTATATCAATTAGAAGATAGTATGGATTTTAGTTATCTTCCTCAAAAAGCATTTTCATTTGTGTTTAGTTTATATCATTTTGAATTCTTACCGTATGACATGATTGACAAATATTTGGCAGGTATTTATAAAGTATTAAGTCCTGGCGGCATTGCGTTTTTAACTTATGCTAACTGTTTAATGGAAAAATCTGCTGAAAAATTTGAAGACTCGTATTATTGTTATATGACAAATCACTTAATGGAAGGACTGGCTAATAAAAACGGATTTGATATGATGGAACAAGAAGATTTTCAATTTAGAATGAGTTGGGTTATACTTCAAAAACCTGGTAAATTCCAACCAGGAATTAAACGAGTTCCAAGTGTTGGATTTCTTAATGAGGGCGATATACCGGAAGTAGGCCAGCATAACATAACATCAGTAACAGCACCATAATCTTGACAATTAATCAATTTTATAATATAATATACTTTAACGTAGGAGTAATCAATGAAAGATATTTTAGCAGATGTAATTAGTCACACACATGCCTTAGGTTTTTTAGAAATTATTAAGGTAACTGGCACCACAACAGACACATTAATAGAGTCTATGGCTGAAGATAGGAGTGTCGTGTTACAAGCAGAAACACACGACCCAGTGTCAGCATTTGTGGGCACATTTGGTATGCCAAACCTTAACAAACTAGACACACTATTAAAGATTCCCGAGTATAAGGAAGATGCGAAGTTAGAACTTAATCAGCAGGAACGTAATGGTGAGGTAGTTCCAACAGGCATCCACTTTGAGAATAAAGCAGGTGATTTCCAAAATGATTACAGGTTTATGAATGCTGAAATTATAGAAAACAAACTTAAAAGTGTCAAGTTTAAGGGTGTAGAATGGGATATTGAATTTGAACCAGGCACCCCATCTATTATGCGTTTTGGCTATCAAGCACAAGTTAACTCAGAAGAAGATGTATTTACAGTTAAAACTGATAAAAAGAACTTAATATTTGAATTTGGAGATCACAGCACACACGCAGGACAATTTGTATTTGAAACAAGTGTTAGTGGTGCATTAAAAACAGGTTGGACTTGGCCAGTACAGCAAGTGTTGAAGGTTTTACATTTGACTGGCGATAAAGTAATATCATTTAGTGATAAAGGTGCATTACAAATATCAGTAGACAGCGGATTGGCAAAATACAATTATATATTACCAGCACAAAGTAAATGAGAGAGAACCTTGTAGAAACACAAGGAAATTATGCAATCTACTTACCAGCCATTAGTAGTTTTTATGCCGCGTATGTAGGCAAACAACGATACGAAGATTTTGTACCTCAAGACAGAATTCCATCACGTTTTACTAGTGGTATAGAAGGCTTAAATTTCCTTAACACTAAAGAAGGATATTTTAAGTATCCTTGGGCATTGTATTCTGCTGGACATGCTGATATGAATTTGGATAAGTTTGTTGCTAAAGAGGACATGGTCCGCAATAGAGCACCAGACACTGTATTAGTGGGTGACAGTGGTGGATTCCAAATATCTAAAGGCGTGTGGATGGGAGAGTGGTTAGAGCCATATGGTGTTGATAAGAAAACTGACGCAATACGAGAAAAAGTATTACGATTTTTAGAAGGCACATTTGATTACTCTATGGTGCTTGACTTACCTACATTTAGTGTTACTCATGCACACTTACATGGATTAGATACTTGGCAAAAGTGTTTACAAGGCACGTTAAACAATAATGATTACTTCGCACAAGCACGTGAGCCAGGTGCGACAAAGTTTCTAAATGTATTACAAGGTAACAATTGGAAACAATGTGAGGAATGGTATGAGGCAGTTAAACCATACAGCACAGGCGAGAAGGCAAACTTTGAGGGATGGGCATTAAGTTCTATTAATAAAAAGGATGTAGAAATTGCTATACGCAGACTATTAAAGATGCGTGAGGATGGCTTTTTAGGTGAGACAGAATGGATGCATTATTTGGGTACAGGTGAACTGCTTTGGAGTATTGTACTAACAGCATTCCAACGTGAAATACACGACAAAATAAACCCAAATATTATACTGTCTTATGATTGTGCGTCACCGTTTTTAGCAACAGCATATGGCACAATGTATACTAGCATACACACTGACCATTTACGCAAGGGTTGGACTTATAAAATGCTTAAGGCAATAGATGACAAAAAGTATGCTAAAGATACAAGGATATTTGATTATAATATTGAGTTTCCTGATCGAGATTGGGAACCCAGTCCTATTAGTGAGCGTATAGAAATGCGAGACGTTTGCCCATATGGACCAGGTGATTTAAACAAAATAGGCAAGGAAGGAAGAACGAGTTGGGATAGTTTTAGTTATGCATTACAAATGGGACACAATGTTTACTTGCATATTTTAGCAACACAACGAGCAAATGAATGTTATGATCAAGGAATAATGCCTAAACAATTAGTAGCACCAAATGGCGCTCATATAGCAGAGGTAATTCATGAGATATTTTCTAAGAAAGATCATGCTAATGCCATTGCTGAAGTAGAGAAATACAGTAGATGGTTTACACGCATCCAAGGGGTAAATACTTCTGAAGCCTATGCAGATGAATTAGGCATAGAACCAATGGGAAAGGATGAAGTGATGGCCAAAGAAACATATAGTGCAGAGGAATCATTTCATAACTTGTTTGAGTAATGACACTTTTAGAGTATATACAGCAACGTATAGAACTAAACAAACAATACAATATTATTCGATTTCCTATAGAGAAACGAATCAATGATATAGAGGAGCAAAAACATGGCAGTAAAGAAAAAGAAGAAGGTAGTCAAGAAAGAAGCAGAAGATAAAGACACAGAAGCAGGACCAAAACCACAACGACCACGTGGGCCGCAACCTAGCGGTGATCCACTATATGATAATAATATTCATATGTTCATGACTGACTTTAATGAAGAGTCCTGTGGTATGGCAATTAGATTTATACTTGAGAAAAATGTATTGCCCTCAAAATTTAAACCAAAACATCTCACACTAATGATTAATAGTCCTGGTGGTGAGGTTGCCCACGCATTTGCGTTAATTGATTGTATGAAAGGATCAGCGATCCCTGTCCACACAGTAGGACTAGGTATGATTGCCTCTTGTGGCGTACTAACATTTATGGCTGGACAAAAAGGTCATAGAACAATTACCCCAAATACTAGCATATTAAGTCATCAATATAGTTGGGGCAGTAGAGGTAAAGAACACGAATTGTTCGCAGTTGTAAGAGAATTTGAGATGAGTACAGAACGTATGTTAATGCATTATAAGAAATGTACTGGATTATCTGAAAAGAAGATTCGTGAAGTATTACTACCACCGCAAGACGTGTGGCTCAATGCTGAAGAAGCAGTAAAATATGGAATAGCAGATAAAATTAAATCAGTATACTGATGGAAATTGGAAAATTCAAAATTAATAGTGTTACTGTCCGTGATAGATGGATAGGCGAAACAACGGGTAAATCTATAGAAGGCGGCGCACTAAACGCCAACTATAGAACCGTTGAAGCCGTTGCTATGATATGTAATCATTTAGGCACATTAGGTCTAATATATGGGGAAGATTTCACATGGGACGGCGTTGATGGCCAAGGAAATATAGTAATAAATTATAAAAAAGGACACTCGTCTTTGCTTGACAATATCAAGTGGTCGTAGTATACTTGTGTTATGACTTATATAGTTAACGAAAATTGCGTTAAATGTAAATTAACGGACTGTGTAGAAGTATGTCCTGTAGACTGTTTCTACGAAGGCGAAAATATGCTGGTTATACACCCAGACGAATGCATTGACTGTGGCATTTGTGAGCCTGAATGTCCTATTGAAGCCATTGTGCCAGACAATGAATATACACAAACTGGCAATATTGATTGGGCAGAATTCAACGACAAATATTCTAAAGTATGGCCCAACATAACGGAGCAGAAGGACCCAATGCCCGACCACAAATCGTGGGAAGGGGTAGATGGGAAAGAAGAACACGTATCAACTGAACCTGCGAGTTAATTATGAACGAAGTATTCAACATAGACGATCATAGACGTCAACTGAGAACAGAAAAAGTTCAACAAATGCCCAAAATGATTTGGGTTAAATTTCAAAAAGAGGGTATACACAAATACCCGGCCGCATTAGAAGATCCCGCATTAGCAACTGGTGATGAGTATGATGTATCCTTTCTCGGATATCCACATCGCCACACATTCCACTTTAAGGTTACTATACAAGTATTCCACGACGACAGAGATATTGAATTTATTCAATTTAAACGTTGGTTGGAAGGTTTGTATGGCACAACATTGGAATTAGACTATAAGTCTTGTGAGATGATTGCTGATGATCTTTATATGGAAATTAATGACAGATATCCAGATAGAGAAGTATGGATTGAAGTAGGCGAGGATGGTGAAAACGGCTGCCATTGCGTCTATCCTATAACTTTAGCCGCAGAATAACAACAATGAAAGAAGCAGTCAAAAAGGTCTTTGACGACCTTGATGAGTACCGAGATTTCTGTAGAATTTACGGGCGTGTTTTTAACGAAGCACATATGTATAAGGAAAGAACTCCTTATGATGATTTCCTTAAATGGAAGGACACAGGCAAAGCACGTTACTGGCCAGGATATAAGAAATATGACCACAACAGAGACCGCAAACGCCAAAATTACCGAAATTCTTGAAGAAGTTCTAAAAGAATATCGCGTATGGGGACATTATAAAGTTTTAGGTGACTTTAACGGCGTTAAAGTGAAAGAACTTGTAGTTAGTCCTAGCATGTGTTTAAGTTTTCAAAAGCATGAACACAGAGAAGAATTTTGGTGCGTTAATAGTGGCGTAGCAAGGGTAATACTCAGTGAAGATTACCCACGGGGTAGTAAAAAAGTAGAGCAAGATTTAATAGAAGATAATAGCACTACTGTTATACTACATGAAACTGAAACATTAGTCATACCAGCAGGTACTTGGCATCAATTGATTAATCCCTCAAGACAGGAATTAAGCATTATAGAGGTACAATATGGTAGCCAGTGTGACGAAGAAGATATTACAAGATTATACCAATGAATACAATTTATATTATACCCATTGAGCCTATAGATCAACGCTATACGAAACAATGGTACGATAATATTCCATCACTTCTTGAAGAGAAAATAGCAGAACACAGTTTAGAGTACTGTGTTGAAACTATCGATGGGGTTACTGTTGAAGATAAAACCACCAGCGGTGCGTTCCTTGACTTCGGAAAAACAAATGAGTACAAGGCTAGCCAAACCGCGCGAGTAAGCGAATTGTTTAGCAAGGGTCTCATCCTCCCCGGCGACAAATTCCTTATTACTGACGCTTGGAACTTCATTGTAACACCCATCAAATACATGAGCGAACTGCTTGACATACCTGTAGAGATACACGGTATTTGGCATGCAGGCGCATACGATCCAACTGACATATTGGGTCTAAAGATGTCTAAACCATGGCCACATTTACAGGAAAAATCATGGTTTATGGCATGTGACTATAATTATTATGCAACTAATTTCCATAAGGATATATTTTTACACAACTTGGAAATACCTGACATATATCACAGCAAAGCAATACGCAGTGGACAACCACATAATCCTATTGTAGAGCAATTGCAACAATATTATAATAGTCCTAAACGAGATACTATTATGTGGCCGCATCGTTACAATGAAGATAAACAACCTGAAATTATAGAAGATCTTGATTTAACTCCATATAATGTTGTAATTACCCAAAACTTAAATTTAAGTAAAGAAGACTATTATGCAACAATGGGACAAGCAAAAGCGGTGTTTAGTTGTGCTCTACATGAAAATTTGGGTATTAGTATGATGGAGGGATGTTTAGCAGGCGCTATTCCTATTGTTCCAGATAGAGCAAGTTATAGTGAAATGTATAAGGATGTATTCAAATATCCTAGTGTATGGACTGAAAGTTATGGGAATTACCAAGAGCATAAAGAAGATTTACAAGACTTTATTACTACACTATGTAGCAACTATGACATTGTAAAAAAGGAATATTTAGACGAACAAGTAGAAGTATTAACACATAATTTCTTAAGTGCCGATATTATGTTTGACAATATTTTATCGCCGTGGCTTCTAGAAATATAAATATTAGCAGAGTTACACAAAGGTAACTGATGTAAAACAACAACCGAGTAAGGAAGGAAAATGAGTTATAACAAAACAAAGACTGACTCTCATCTGGGTCAGCAAGTTCACGAACATTTATCAAAGTTAGGCCTTGAAACGCCTGTCACTTCAAGTCTGTATACACTTTCAAGAACAGAAAAAATAGAAGCAATCGAACGTAGAATGGAAGAAGTTCTTGAGATTGTGGGAATGGATTTAACAGACGATAGTTTAATGGATACGCCAAAACGTGTTGCTAAAATGTATGTTAATGAAATATTTTGGGGTTTAAGTCCAGATGCATTTCCCAAATGTACAGCAGTAGCAAACAAAATAGACTACGATGAGATGGTTGTAGAAAGGAACATACAAGTATCTTCTTTTTGCGAGCATCATTTAGTTGCTATTGATGGCAAGGCACACGTAGGATATATTCCGAAACACAAAGTATTGGGTTTAAGCAAATTAAACAGGATTGTAGAATACTTTAGTAAACGACCACAAATACAAGAACGTTTAACAGAACAAATTTACCACGCACTCAGTTTTATTTTAGATACTGAAGAGGTTGCTGTGGTAATTGACGCCGCTCACTTCTGTGTTAAGCATAGAGGTGTAGAGGACACAGGTTCATATACTATCACAAGTAAATTAGGTGGACGATACAAAACAGACTCGGCACATAGAGCAGAGTTTATGCAGTTAGTACACAAATCATGACAAAAAAGAAGATTAAAATGATTGATCCTCCTTCTGGTTGGAGATATGGATTTCCTAAACCGTTACCAGAAGGTGTAGAGGATGTAAAAAAATGGCTTGTTGAGAATGGTTATCCTCAACAGGAAATAGATGCCCTTGGTAAACATTTTTATTATCGCCATTGGGAAGAGGGGTAAGAGATATATTTTCCGGTTTTCAGTTACCCGGTCTGTCGTATTGCAAGCACTATTAGCCACGATTAAGTTGCGTATAGGGGTAGTGCCCAAGGACGAGATGCAGATAAAAACTGTAAACATTGTAACATGACTAGTATTACCAAACTTAAAAAGCAGTGGATGAACGATCCAAAGGTTGTCGAAGCTTTTGAAAAGATGCACCAAGAATTTACGAAGGACAGAACACATATGACAAGCAACAAACCAATTGAAACTGATGCAGAATACAAAGCTGCCCTAAAAAGGGTTGAGGAACTGCTGACACTGATGGAACTTATTGAGGCATATGAGGCCAAACACTTTCCTCTATTAGAGGATGATAATCAACAACAGGAGTTGAAGTAATGACAAAAATGATAGATGTTAATACACAAGATGTCAAATCGTATGTATTAGACATTTGCCATCAAATGAACGCAGACAATTGGGTGCCTGATTATATAGTAGGCATACCACGAGGCGGTATGTTGCCTGCTGTAATGTTAAGTCACTATCTCAATCGTCCTATGGTTATACAAGATGTTAGGTTACGTGATAATGTACAACAAGAATCTAATTCTGAAATACCATTGGATGCATTAGAAGGCAAACAGATTCTTATCATAGATGATATTAATGACACTGGCGCAACTTTCAAATGGATGGTAAATGATTGGGAAAATACTATAGAGCCACATTTATTTCATCATTATGGGAAGGGATATCATATGCCTGATGAAAACAAAGCATTATGGAAACGTAATATCAGATTTGCTGTATTGTTTAATAACGCGGGCAGTGAGTTTAAAGACATAGCATTCAATGCTCGTGAAATTAACAAAACAGAAGATCCATCGTGGGTCGTATTTCCATGGGAATGTTGGTGGTATAATAGGAATTGGTAATGAAGCAAAGAACACAGTATATATTGGGCATGGTAGTAATGATACTATTATGCTTTGATTTGGCAGGTTGTGATAGGGGTGAGACAGAAAAAGGCAAAGCATGTTGGGGAGTACTTGGAATGGATACACTCACTGGTGAGCAATGTGAGCCAATTGATGAGGTTGTACCACCATCAGATGGAGATGGGCGATACTGTTGTGCCGCATTAATACCATCTTGCCATGCTTGTAAAGAGGGATTAACAGTTAGACAGTGGTTAGATAAAACGTGCGGGACAGATTCTGACTCTGCAGAATATTCGCATTGGGACACAGAGAAAAATGAACCAGTTTGGTTATGTAGAATGGTAATTATAGATTAGGAGAGAGCAATGAGTGACGTACCAGAATTTACATCAACGAAAAGTTTTTGGAACTTTCCGTGTGCTCATAGACAGCACAAACACGATGGCAATTGCCATTTAATACACGGTTATAGTCGTAGTTTTCACTTTGTATTTGGCGCACAGACAATGACAAAGGAAGGATTCCTTGTTGATTATGGTGACTTGGATGGAGTAAAACAATGGTTAGAAGAAAATTATGATCATACATTTGTAGTTGATCATGATGATCCGTGGATGGAAACATTTCAAGCAATGCACGATGCGGGTGTATGTAAATTAATTGTACAAGAAGAAGGACCAGGTATGGAAGGAACTGCTATGCGTATTTGTATGTGGGCAGATGAATGGTTGCGGGAACGTACAAGAGGACGAGCATGGGTTATTAGTGTAGAGTCTAGAGAAAATGATAAGAATAGTTCCATTTATACTAACCCTGATGCTGGCTTTAAAGGTTGGCTGTAATAAATTGCAACACAGGATTTCAGCCATTAGTTGAATGTTGGCTTGGTGATTGTTATCGTCCTGACTTTTTTGATTATATAGAAAATAATAGTGTTAGAAATGTTCTGCGACAAATAACAGAAGAAACTATAGAAGATTTAGAGAACATACGAGAAATACTAGAGAAGTACAATGTAAAAGTCAATCGACCTAAAGTATTTGACTTTGAAAATATGTATAATGTATACAAAGTAGGGCGAGAATGTTTAGATGATAACTTGGAAGTGCGTAGAGATTTAGTATTACAAAAATGGCCTAAATTTAAAGATATAAATGGTGTTACAGAATATCTAGACAATTACAATATACATGAATTTCCAGGTGACTTAACTCGTCCTCCACTCATGGTAAGAGATGAACAAATTGTTATTAAAGATTCAATATACAGGCTTACAAGAAAAGATGTACGCAAGGATCACGGAGATTTCCCAGCAACGATAGCGGCACTAGAACCATTATTTAATAAACTACACAAATACGATGGAAATATTATAGATGATCTTCCATTTGGAAATAGTAACGATGCTCCTAGTATTGTTAGACTTGGAGACACTATAATATTAGATGGGTTACCAATAGATATCTATAACTATTTTAAAAAGCAATTAAAAGATTATACTATAATAACTGCTTTCAATGATGGACATAGTGATGGTATATATAATCCAATTAAACCTGGCGTTTGGATTAGTAACGGAGAAGCATTAAATTTTAAAAAATACTTTCCTAGTTGGGACGTATATTATTTGCCTGATGCACAGTGGTCTAATATGTCACCATTTTTAGAAGTTAGAGACAAGGTAAGAGGTAAATGGTGGATTCCTGGTGAGGAACATAATGATGATCTTATTAGTTTTGTGGATAACTGGTTTAGTGATTGGGTAGGTTTTTGTGAGGAAACAGTATGGGACGTAAACGTATTAGTAATAAATCCTGAAACAGTATTATGCTTAACAGAAAATAAAGACTTATTTAAATGGTTTAGATCACACAATATAGAACCTATAGTAGCACCGTTTAGACATAGATTCTTTTGGGATGGTGGACTACATTGCCTAACATTGGACATACACAGAGAAGGCGGAATAGAAAGTTATGCAAGATGAATTAGAAAAAATTAAAGAACTTGCGGAAAATAGTCTAAAGAACTTTAAAGAGCCACATTATTATCGTGCGCCAAAAGAAGATGTAACTATTGACAATTTGAAGAATATTGTTATAATAGTAAATGAGCATGAAAAGAATGAAAAAGAACGTGAGAAAAAACATATAGAGGCAATGCGACATTGGTTCGGACCACACTATAAACGTGATATGAAAGAATGGATGGAGCAACAAAAGAAAGATGAAAGTTAGATATACTGAAATATTCTACAGCCTACAAGGCGAAGGTAGATGGGTAGGAACACCAAGTGTATTCCTACGTTTATTTGGTTGTAACTTCAAATGCCAAGGCTTTGGAATGCCAGAGGTTAGTGCTGGACAACGGCAGGTAAGTGAAGAGCGGTTGTGGGTTGATCCAGATGATTATACCGCAATGGATGGATTACCATTAGTTAAAACAGGTTGTGATAGTTATGCTAGTTGGGATCCGCGTTTTAAACGATTTGCTACAACAACTGACATAGACGGCGTAGTAACAGATTTATTAGATATAACACCGCGCAATCAATGGGAAGAAATACATTTAGTTGTAACAGGCGGTGAACCTATGTTATGGCAACGTATATATGAGCCATTATTAAAGCATCCAAGAATGAGTAGTTTAAAGCACATGACATTTGAGACAAATACAACACAAGAATTACGATGGAATGACTTTTTTGCTGGTACTGACAGGCCATGGATAACTTGGTCTTGTAGTCCTAAACTATCAGCAAGTGGCGAAATATGGTCGGATGCTATTAAACCAGACGTAGCAAAAGAATATTCTGCCGTTCAAAAATCAGATATGTATTTTAAATTCGTGATAGATAATGAAGAGGGTATTAATGAAGTGCTGGAGGCTGTAGAGGCATACAGAAGTGCTGGAGTAAATTGTCCAGTATATGTAATGCCAGTAGGCGGATGCTACGAAGATTATTCCTTTAATTCACGCCACGTTGCAGATCTAGCAATGAAATACGGACTTAAATACAGTCCAAGACTACATTCCGATTTATTTGGAAACGCCTGGGGAACATAATGGACATACCAGAATATTTAAGCAACTTGCCCGTAAAACAAAATGATCCAAAAATAGAAGAACTTATGTTAAAAGTTCTATTGGAATGCAGAAATGAAGGCATAACTGAGATATCAGTTGGTTCATTATTACTACTATTTGGTGTTGATTCTTCTGATATTTCAGAAGAAATGTATGAAGATTATGTCGAATTAACTCCAGAAGGAATTGAAATGGCAGTAGCAATTAAACAAAAAGATGGCACGGTAATACAATAATGGGATTATTTGATAAATTAGGCAAGGCAATTAATCGCAAGCCAAAACCAGAACCAAAAGCAGAACAACCTGCTCCTAAAAAAGCAAAATTAACACCAAAAGAACAAGCGACTAAAAATGAAGAGCCTTGGTTTACTATTGTTGACGTGGAAATAGATGTTGATAATCCACGCAATGGTGCTTTTGAACTAGACTGGAACGAGTATTTCGTAAAGATGTTACGTGGGCATGGCTTGACTGGTGACACTGATGAAGATGTAGTAGATCAATGGTTCCAAGATTTATGTAAACAAATTGCATTAGAACAATATGACGAAGAAGTATTTTCAAATAGTATTATTCAAGGACGAGAAATAGAAGGTGGCAGGAGAGAATACGAATGAGTGAAAGTGGTAAAACAATTACTGTTAATACAGACGATAATTCTGTAATAGTACAGCAAACAAATATTCCATCTGATGAAGGATTAAATGTTGGTGGTGTCAGTCTCAATACTGACTTGCCGTGGTATGGTGATGCATTTATAGTTCTAATATTAATAGCATTGATTTACATTGGTAAAAAATGGATTGATGCTCAAGCATGGAAATGGTTCAATAAAGAAAAATGAGCAGTATTGTCTGTGTTGGCGGTGCTCATACAGCAGGCGCAAAATGCGTCAATGATTATTCATCTGCAAGTGATGATCAATTATGGAGACATCATGGCGATGTTCCACATCCAGATAATAAAGCAAAAGCCTGGCCAATACATATAACGCCAGTAATGCAAATAGGAAGTTTTAATATATCGAAATCACATTATAATAATGAATCTATTATGATGGAAACTATGCGATATATTAATCCTAAACCACACCCAGAAGATGTAATTGCTATAATAGGCTTTGAGGACTGGGATGGTTTATTACGAGGACATGAAAGTATGTTAAAAGATATTATTCAATTACATGAACAATTGAATAAAACTAAAACAAAACATCTCATGTTCAATACGGTCAATTGCCTGAATATTCAGGAAAATGATCGATATGATTTTGGAGACTCTTATATCGGTCCGTATGATCCACAGGAAACTATGGTTTCACAATTGACAAAACAGAATCTCTTCTTCAATCCAGGCACAGAATACTATGGCCCATTTGGTCATAAAGCATGGGCTCGTGTTCTGTTGAATAGATTGACAAAAATGGTATAACTTGTTATACTATATAGATCATAGTTGCAATTGGGCAATTATGATTTGCCAGTGCATCAATTATGCACAATCGATAAAACCTCAGGAGGTATTAATATGGCTGGCATCGTAGACACTGTTTTAGGGTGGGTGAGTAAACTAACGGAAGTTGGTGTATCTTTAATCGCCTTAGCAGTAATTGTCCAAATTATCTTTGGACCTTCAGTGGCATTTTTGCCCGGTGATGTTGTAGGCAATATTATAGGACTGGTGAGTTCACTTGGTAGTAACGGCCTAGTTGGATTAGTAGCGGCCGCAGTCCTGTATTGGCTTTTTACTAAGAAGTAAAACACATCAACAGAAGTGATCGGCCATCACCTGGGGTGGCCGTAACTTCAATTCCATAGAGTGCGCTATGAAATATTTACTAATAGACACCGCCAACATGTTCTTCAGAGCAAGGCATGTTGTAGCAAAGAGTGTCGATACTGATACAAAACTAGGACTTGCTATACATGTGACACTTAATAGTGTTGCTAAAGTATGGCGCGAATTTAATGCTGACCACGTTATCTTTTGTTTGGAAGGACGCAGTTGGCGTAAAGATTATTACGAGCCCTATAAAAAGAATAGGGTTGTAGCACGACAAGCACTCACTGAAAAAGAACAAGAAGAAGACGAACTCTTTTGGGAAGTGTTTACTGACTTTGTTAAGTTTTTAGACGACAGAACAAACTGCTCAGTAATACAAAACGATGTATTAGAAGCGGATGATTTAATTGCGGGTTTTATTCAAAATCACCCGTTTGATGAACACTACATTATAAGTAGTGATAGCGATTTCTATCAACTTATAAAAGATAACGTTAAACAATACAATGGCATCACAGATCAACTAATAACAGTATGCGGTATATTTGATAAAAAAGGCGACATGGTCATAGATAAAAAGACCAAAGAGCCAAAAGAAATACCGAATCCCGAGTGGTTATTATTTGAGAAGTGTATGAGAGGTGATGCTAGTGATAACGTCTTTAGTGCGTATCCACGCATTAGAAAGAACAAATTATTAGAAGCATTTGAGGACAGAACCAATCAAGGTTTTGCTTGGAACAATATGATGCTTCAACGTTGGGTTGATCACAATAATGTTGAGCATAGAGTAAAGGATGATTACGAGCGCAACAAAAGACTGATTGACTTAATGGAGCAACCAGACGATATTAGAGAACAAATGAATGAAACTATAAACAGTATTACAGCAAAAAAGAATACTAGTGTAGGGATTCATTTTATGAAGTTTTGTGGCAAGCATAACCTACAAAAGTTAGGTGATGATGCTCAAAGATTTAGTGAAATTTTAAACTCGAGTTACTCGGAGGCGTAGTGTCAGGAATAGTTGTATTACTATCTGGTTCAGGAACAAACTTGCAGGCAATTATAGACGCAAACTTGCCTGTTAAGTATGTTTTGTCTGACAAGCCTAATGCCTATGGATTGACTAGAGCAGAAGAGGCAGGAATACCTACGTATGTATTGTCTAGCCTTAAACGATTAGAACATAGAACAACAAATATATGTGAAGAATACAAAATAGACTTAATAGTACTCGCCGGCTTTATGCGACTCTTGAGCCCTGGTTTCGTACAACGCTGGGAATCGCACATTATCAACATTCATCCATCTTTACTTCCAGAGTTCAAGGGGGCGGGTGCTATTAAGCAAGCATTTGACGCAGGTGTTAATGAGACCGGCGTTACAGTACATTATGTAGATGAGGGAATGGATACTGGCTCTGTTATAGAGCAAATAAGAGTTCCCATACTCAACCATGATAGTTTAGAGGATTTAGAACAACGAATACACAAAGTAGAACATGAGTTATATCCAAGGACAATTAAATGGCTTTTAACGAATTACTAGGCAAATTAGTTATACAAGTATCAGCAATGCCGCGAGACACCAATGCTCGGGGCGATATATTTGGTGGCTGGCTTATGGGTTTAATGGACTTGGCATCTGCACATATAGCACCAGAAGGAAAGAGTGCTACCCGAGCAGTTAATAATATAGAATTTTTTAAGTGTGTACAAATAGGAGATTTAGTCTCTTGTTATGGACACATTGTAAAGTTAGGGACAACATCTGCAACTGTACACATTGATGTATATGTAGGTAAAACTAGAGTAGCATGTGGAGATTTTGTAAATGTTGCCCTTGATGATGAGGGAAGGCCGAGGAAAATAAAATGAGAGTTGACATTGGTGAGCCGCAAAATGATGGCAGTTTTGACATTGATGTAGAAATACACCCATGGGATACATGGGCATTGGATCACACATTAGCATTAATAATTATTCCTGCTCTAGAACAATTGCGAGATAACTCGCAAAGTTATCCACAAGACTTTGAGGAATTTGAAGATTGGTCCGATGCAATTGATAAAATGATTATTGCTTTCGAGAATGTTGTCGGAGATACAGACAGTGATATAGACTATTGGACTGATGAGCGTTGGCAAGACACTAAAGACGGATTTGCATTGTTTGGAAAGCACTACACAGACTTATGGATGTAAAATGAGAAACACAGCAATTAAAGGAAAGTATATACCTAAAAACAAGTCTAAACTTGATAAGAAGGATGCAATATATAGATCGATGTGGGAACGGAGATTTATGATCTATTGTGATCGTTCAGAGAATATATTAAAATGGGATAGTGAGCCAATCCATATTCCATATGTATCACCAAAAGATGAGCGTACACACAATTACTATCCAGATTTTTATGTAAAGTACAAGGATATTGAAGGCAAGACTATTGAGAAAATTATTGAAATTAAACCTAAGTGGCAGACATCTTGGAGTGTAAACAGAGCCAAGTGGAGAGCCGCTAGATTATATTGTATAGATCATGGGTATGAGTTTCAAGTATTAACAGAAAGGGAATTGTTTTGAAGATAATCAGTAGAAAAACGTTTAGAAAAGTAGTAAACATTAGCGATAGACTAAACATCTGGTTTAAGAATACGTTTGGTTTGGATGCTAAACGCAAAGTATTAGAAGCAAAACAAGATTTAACTACTATGGATGAGTTGGATCGTACTATAGGAAAAGCAATAGGTGCATACCCTAATTTTGTTACTGATAAAAAACAATGGAAAGATACCATTGATAAATTTAAAGATCGAAAACCACAGTTGTCTGAAACATTAGAATACTTGAAGGACAAATAGCATTAAATGAACACATATCAAGAACGTATGGCGGCGGCGTATCGTAAGAGACGCAATAAAGCAATAGGCCGAAAAAAGAAAATAAGATTTACTTCTACTGTGAATCCTTTTCCTAATTACGAAACAAACTGCCCTACAAAAGATATTCCCTCACACGACTCTAGAGTTCTAGGCGCATTACCAAAACGAAAATCATATAAGTCTAATCACACTATTGCGCCGGCCTTTAATAAAGGTCCATATATGGTGATTAGCGAAGACTGCATCAAGGACATAGGACGATGACAAAAGACACAATAGCAAAACCATTAATAAAGGATCGTTTCTGGATCCTTTCTAAAGATGGTAAAAGTATAGGCATGCTTAACAAATTAGGCGATGCGTTCGTTATAACAGCAAACGGTCGCAAAAGTGCCTTTGAGAATAAGAAAAACTTATTAAAGAAATATCCCTTACGGTTTATTAAATTTAATAAAGAGAATACTCGCGATACAAAAGTAGAAGAAGAAGTATACAACTACCCTATCAATTCCAAAAATGGATACAATACAATATTTGACCTAGCACGTAAACTACCAATGTTTACTAAACGCAAGGACAGCAAGTGTTGGTTTTGTGCCGGGCACTATATTATAAACTTTAATAAGATAGGTTGGACTACTGCATACTGTCCAAAACTTATTACGCTAGATAGATATGGATACAAAGGTCCATACAAGTCAGTAGAGGATGCAAAGGAAGCATTAAAGTATGTCAAGTCCACAACTTAACCTACGCCCTATTGAAAACTTGCTACACCAAATTGCTGGACTAAAGCATAGTGGGCAAAGTGAATTAAGAATAGGCAAACAACATTGTAATGATTTAGAACACTCGTTAGCGGTCCTTTTGACACATATCGCTACTTGTCAAGAGCAAATCATACAATTACAAGACCAAATCATACAAAATCAAGTAATAGAAGTAGAGTTTGACGCCGGAGAGTTCTAGTTAAGCCACGATAAATAGTTATATACGTATATAACTATACAGGAGTGACTTAAACTAATGAGCAGGCCTAAACCAGAAGTAATTTTAGAGCATACAAATAAAGACACATATAAATCCGACCAAATACTAAAAGTAGAAGGCATTTGGGCGGTGTTTTATGATGGTCAGCCTATTAATTTAAAAACTAGCAACTTACTTGTCAATTACCCTGGGCCAAAATATAAACGAGTTGTATTTGGTAATCCAGGACACGCACATAACCTAGCAAAAAAATTAAATCAGCAATTCAGAACTAATAAGTTCGAAGTCTTCTTATTATCAGAAGGTAAGAAAGTAGAAAAAGGTGAGTAACAGATTAAATAAAAATGATTATACTATTAAATTTATGGATCTCTTGGATATCCCACGCAACACAGAAAATATACGAAAGTATACTCTGTTTTGGTGGTATAATGTCAGAGGTTCTAGTGGTCTGCGACTCACAAAACCAGGTTATCTTACATTCACAAAAGAGTTAAAACTAAAAGAATACAGATTTGATCTCAGTACTGTATCTGTAACAGGAAAACAACGCCTATATCTGGACTTGGATAAACGCATGCCGAGCCCATATTTCATACATGTCAACAAAATGGGCAGAATACAGAAATATATGAATATCTCAATATTTGATGAAAAACTGGCTACGATGTTTTATCTGAATGGTCACGACTTGGGAAAATACTTAGAAAGCGCAAAAATCGCTGATTCTAGCGATTTCTGAAAACCCTTTAAAATCAAGCACTTACAAAAATCTTAAAAATCCAGCAGAATCAAGCACTTACAGCACAAAAATAGTAGACAATTCGTCTATATTTGCTATAATAGTGGTATGATGCTAATTTACTGGAGCAAATAAATGGCAAGTCGAAAGACAATCGAAGTTGAAAAAGTCAAGGGTATAGCAAATCGAGCCCTTGAAGCGTCCATGCGTTGGAGCGAAGTAGAAAGCAAATACGTTCCTGTTGATCGCTACTGGCGACAAGGCGTGATGCTGATGGTTGAGCAAGTCCTTATGGACTCCGGCAATTACAAGGGATTTGGCTACTTGACTGAAAACGAAGTTCCGAAAGGAGCATTGCCCGGTATACGGCGCGACAAAACGGATATATTCGAAAACACAGATTCCACTCGCGTGAGGTACTTCTAATGGACCGCGATGCACGTGAACGTCTTTGTGAAGCAGTACAGGAAGGATTACTGGATCCTGATAATTTCGTAGTAATGGTCGCCAAGTGGATGACTAACGACGAGATTATCGAGATGTGTGATGCAAATGAAATCAACCTTAAGATACTTACGGGGTATTAATATGGAAGGCTTTAACGAACAAGAGAAAAACAAAGAAGCAATCGACGCTCTTCATCGAGTGGACTTTGACGCAATGGACATGGATCAGTTGAAGGCTGTAAGCAAACTGGTCATGGAGGCACGCCGCCGCAAGGGTAAGGCACGTATTGGTGCTCTACAGCCAGGTGACCGTGTTATGGTAACGAGTGGTCGTAAGACTAACCGTGGCCGTGTTCCGAAGCAGATGACGGGCGATGTTGTGGAAGTCAAACGGACTCGCGTAGTTGTTGATTGCGGGCAGTATGGCTCATGGCGTGTTCCGGGGACGATGCTCGAGAAGATATAACAAATGGAATTTACTTCCTGCCGGCTACAAGACTTACAAGAGTACGCCTTCCGGCCGGCGGGCAGTATCTATCTTGATGGAGAAGAAGTCAAATACAAGATAGAGGATCCAGAATTTAAACTATCGCAAGGACAAATATATGCCTGGGTAGTTGGCGATTCAGTTGTTTACATAGGCATGGCTAGTAAGGGCATCAATAAACGACTAGGTGAACATCGCGGAGGATGGCGTGGAGGAAGTGCCACTGGGATCAATAAAGCGAAACTGATAAGAGATACAATCAACAGTGGGCAAGAGATTAAAATATACGGAAGAGTTTGTGATAGTATCAAACAATCGTATATGTTACTTGGAGAACAGGTTACACGTGAAATTAATTTAGTGGATCAGGAAGAAGATGCACTACTTAAACGGTTTAAACCTGTGTGGAATATCAATGGGAAATAATATGGCAGATGTCATCTTTGATGTGGATGGGACGCTGATGGACATTGACCATCGGCGCCATCATGTTGAGCAAAAACCGAAAGATTGGAAAGCCTTTCGTGCGGACATGATCTGGGACACTCCCAACAAGGATGTCGTGATGATGGCCAAATTGCTGAAAGAGGCAGGGCATCGTATTATTATTTCCACAGGGCGGCTTGAGCAAGACAAAGACTTGACGCTCAAGCAATTAAAAGATGCTGGTGTTAAGTACGACCTAGCATTGTTCCGAGGTATGTGGGAACAATACCATTCCGATTCTGAGGTTAAAGAAAATATGCTTGCGGATATGAAGAAGTTTGGATTCAATCCTACAATGGCATTTGACGACAGAAACAGAGTTGTGGACATGTGGAGACGCAATGGACTCCGCGTATTTCAAGTCGATAATGGAGACTTTTAATGGATGCTGAACGATTATTTTGGATGACACGCGAGTTTATTAAAGACAAGCTGGCAGAAATGTCCGATGAGGACATAGTTGCAATTGAGCATACCCTCCCAGAGGATGCTGTGCTCGCATTTGATATTGACGAAATATTGGAGAGTTTGCAATGACATATAAAGGACCAGGTTTTTATAACGAGTATGGCGAACGAGTGTGTTCGTTTCATCCACAATCAATGATTGAATATCTTTCTAATCTTGGATTTAAAATGGTTGAAGATACGGATGACTTCAATTCTGAAGAAGTAGAAGAACAGCAACGCCGGGACGAGAAGAACGAACTCTATGGTCCGCGCAAAGAATTTCAACTTAAATGGAGAGGGACTGATTAACATGAAAAAAATACTATTCGCAGTAACATTGCTTTTATCTATGTCAGCAATTGCTGACATAAATGAAATAAAAGCCAAAAACACTCGTCTACATAATTGCACCGCTGAAAAAGGTGTAACGTGGAGAGGCAAAGCAGAAACAAAATTAAACACGGCCGAGATTGAACAACTTCTATCTGGTAATACTCTCCTATCAGTTGATAGTTGGGGCACTTTTGCGATCTATTATCCTACAAATAAAAAGACTGTTGGCTGGATGCCTAAATTAAATGGCAAGGACTGGTCAAAAGGAACTGTTACTTTTGAAAACGACAAGTATTGCAGGCAGTGGAAGGAATGGAATAGTGGTAAGAAAATAAAATGTTGGGAAATACATCGAGGCGAACAACGAATTGATATGCCATCATTTTATTTTGTTTGCGGAAATGGCGTTCCCATTGATACCCAACATATTGTTTTTCCGGGTAATTATCTAAATATTGAATACAGTGGCAATGGTATGAAATCAGGGAAATTAACTCAGGACAACGCAAAATCAAAGGAAACTTGGCAGAAATACTTTGCAGATTTTGAAAAATAGGAGAAAATAATGAGTGATTATGATACACCAAAATGTACCTACAAGAAATTATTTCCTGTAGATGAGTGGGGTCGACCAGGCGGTTTTTATTCGCTTGCTGACGTGCCCATTACCAATGAGAAAGTGCTAGTGAGAGAAGGAACTGTAATTGCAGTAGATTACGAAACAGAAGTATATGAAGTTAAGGACAGCAAAAAAGGTTGGACTTTTGTACTTCCGATAAAAGACGTCGACATTATCGAAGAATAACACAAAACACTTGACAATATACCTTAGATCGTGTATCATAGTATATTGTAATAAAGATTTCCACATTATGTGGGATAGGGAAAGGCGGGCCCTTAATCTGCCATTTTGAAAGGAGTCATATATGACAACCAAAACAGCAAAGGTGCTTTCAGCACTACAGGAAGGCCAGGAACTTACCGCGAAGCAGATCTCTGCTCGTTGGAATGTTGGGAACCCAGGCGCTCTGATTCAGAGTCTTCGTTTCCAAGGCCACCCGGTCTATACCAACACCCGTGTTGATACGAAAGGACGCACAAGTTCGAAGTATCGAATGGGTACGGCATCTCGTGCCGTAGTTGGCGCCGGTTACCGCGCTATTGCTAACGGTTCTGCGTAAGCAACAATCATGGGGGGCGCAATGCCCCCCATACTTTTCATATTTTAACAACAGGTAATAGTAATGCCAAATAAAAAAGTAGTTTATAAAGTCAAGAAAATGAAGCCGAGTGATTTTCCTCCGATTAGGGGTCGCTCAAGAGGTAAATGGTCTCGCCAGATGGAGGCGGTTTTTGATAAAGGTCCTGGATATGGTTTCACAGTTCCAGCAAGTGACCCAAGTTCAAAGAGACGGGATATAGGTGGTGGATGTGCCGCGTATAGTGCCGCTAATTCTTATGCAGTACGGAACGGCAAAACAATCTCAGTACGAAGAGATGAAAAAGATAACGTCCACATCATGCAAGTTGATCCACGGATAAAATAATGGAAGCATTGTGTCTCGTAATGTTAGTAATGGCATTACACGTTTTTCTTTAATAGAAGACAACACGCCACATTAGCGAAATATTATGGCAACAAAAGGCGATGTCCTTCATTTAGAAATTGCCCATTTTAAAAATTTCATGAAGTATCTACCAAAGTGGCGCAGTTATGATAAGAAAACAGTAAGATTGCTATTAGAAGGCGGTCTATTAGAGGTTAGTACTTGTTTTGAAAACGCTGTGGCAAAAGTAGGCAAGTATAAAGTTATATCAGAAGATCAGGCAGATTTAAGTGATGGTTCTGATTGTAAAATGGCATCTGCTCGAACACATAATTATGGAAGACAATACGGCGCTCCAATAACAAGCGTTTCCGGAAAAACTGGTACACTACGTATTCAAGTTTACGAACGCAAGCAAAATAAATTTTACTATTTTGCAATACCACGTGATGCTTATAAACATATTTCGAAAACATCTAATATAGATATTCCTTTTGATAGAGATACTGGTGACCCAAAAAGGGCAAATCACTGGTGGGCATGGGAGTGCGAATCATTTAAAGGAATGTGTATTAATTAAGAAGATCCCACAAACCCAAATCAGGTAAGAGATACTCTCGGATAGCCGAGAGTTCACCATCTAAATGGTCAACTAAGATTTTGTGAACACGATCTTCTATAAATTGGCGGTCAGAATCTTCTACACGCTCTGGATCAATAGGTATTAATCCATTAGCATGTCCATCAACACGCTCAGCAAAATGTTGGGCGTGTTTTTCTTTAGCTATATTGTGAAAGTTATCTATATCGTCTATCTTTAATACTTCATATTCTAAATTAAAACTAGACAATGATGTTAATATACTAATCTGTAATTTAAGATGATAATCACGCATGTACATATCTAAATGTTGAAGAAAATGAAATAAAAATGCATCTACAGCATCTGTAGGCATTTTATTTAATACTTCCTTAATATTAACATGCTCTGATGCTGGTGATGCTATTATATTGGTAGGATCTCCTGCTTGTGAACCTACATCATAAGCAGGCCGCAAATTACTAATTAGTTCAGCGAATCCTTTTACGAATCTATCGATAGGATCTTGTATAAAAACATAGGTAGGAAAATGCTTATAGATATCGTGATTGCCGACAAAATCCCATCGGGCATTTGTAAATTCGTAATGGTTTAGCCACTTGTGTAATCGAGTACTACCATTCTTGCCTATGGTCTGAACACAGAATGGCAATGCTTCATCGAGCCTGTCGTGAACCCAGATCTGTTGTGTCATAACATCAATATTTACCCAGATCGAAAAAAGCCTTTAAAATCAATGACTTAAAAAAATGTGAAAAATCAATGAAATCAAGCACTTATCGGCCCAAAAAGGTAGACTTCTGACAGGAATCTGCTATAATAGTAGAACAAGTTAAGGAATCAATAGGAACCCAAGTATATGATACCCGAACGAGAAATGATGGACCGCATAGTTGAATATGTAAGTATGGTCCAAACCATGAATGACAATTACTGGAAATTGATGGGATACACCCATGGTCCTTCCAACGAAGTTGACGTCATTTTTGGCAAGAAATACGCGAAAGTCGTTACAATGCACCGTCACTGGAAAAATGGCGATCCTGACATTGTTGGCGAAGAGAACACTGGAGTTGAGTACGGCCAGACTACTGTTCACACGTTCGTGAATATGGAGAACGGCGACATTTTGAAGGGTAGTTGGAAGGCTCCCGTGAAAAATGGTGTCCGTGGCAATATTTTCGCAGAAGATATTGGTGCCAGTTGTGTAAATGAGTATGGCACCGTTTATCTCAAAGGCTATTCCGCTGGGCGGAAAGGCATTTTGTAAACCCAAGTAAGAGGAAAAACTATGGCACAATCAGCACAAGCCGAAGTTCGCACCGTCACCCTGCGTGGAGCGGAGAAGTCAATCCGCCGCGCAATGAAGCGGAAGCGACCAATATTTGTATGGGGGCCGCCAGGCATTGGTAAGAGTGACCTTATGGAGCAGATTACTGGCTCTTTTAAGAATGGTTGGCTTATCGACCTGCGTATGGCTTTGATGGAACCCACCGACTTGCGTGGTATTCCGTATTACAACCAGGCCGCGAATACAATGTCCTGGGCACACCCTGTGGATCTTCCCACAGCGGAACAGGCCGCAGAACACGACATCGTCATATTGTTTTTGGACGAGTTAAACTCTGCTCCGATGGCAACTCAGGCCGCCGCTTATCAGTTGGTGCTCAACGGACGAATTGGTACTTACAAATTGCCCGATAACTGTGTTATCGTAGCGGCAGGGAACCGTGAGACTGACCGTGGCGTCACTTACAGAATGCCCTCCCCGTTGGCAAACCGTTTCGTCCATGTTGAAGTGTCCGCAGATTTTGATACGTGGCAGGAGTGGGCAGTTGAACATCAGATTCATCCCGATGTGTTGGGTTACCTGACCTTCTCAAAGAACGATCTCTACAATTTTGATGCGGGTAGCAACGAACGCTCGTTTGCCACACCGCGATCCTGGGTGTTTGTGAGTGAGTTACTTCAGGAAGAAGATGGCGATCCGGATATGACGGAGAGCGAAATCACAGACTTGGTTGCTGGTACGGTTGGTGAAGGCCTGGCTGTCAAGTTTAACGCTCACCGAAAGCATTCAGGCAAATTGCCCAACCCGTCAGATATACTTGACGGCACGGTGACCAAACTTGAAGTGAAAGAAGTGTCTGCAATGTACTCGCTAACCATCTCGATGTGTTACGAGTTGCGTGATTCCTACAAGAAGGCCAAGAAGCAGAATCCTGGTAAGGAATGGCATGCAATGTGCGACAACTTCTTCCGTTTCATGATGGATAACTTCCTTACAGAGGTGACGGTAATGGGCGCGAAAATGGCCCTTACGAACTACAACCTGCCGCTAGTGCCTGGTAAACTCAAGTCGTTTGATGAGTTCCACAAGCGGTTTGGAAAATACGTCATTTCGGCAATGGAGGCATAGGATACTTGGGAGGCAGGCAGGAACGGGCGCAATGCCTCAGTACTGCCTGCCAATTCAAGCACTTACAGCACTATTTTCCGTGACAGATTAGCAGATAAATGCTATAATATAAGTATATTAAATGGTAATATAGACATATGACCTCCCCAAGTTCAACTACCGCTGATAGCAAATTAGCAAAGAATCCTAATCTAGAGATTGGGTTTGAAACTGACTGGGATCTTGATAAAGAAATTCGAGAGTCCCTTACTACAGCACGAATTGGGCTGTTGCTCAAAGAGCCGTTTTTCGGTAATTTGGCTACACGCCTGACACTCGTAAATGCTGATAGATGGTTGCCTACCGCCGCTACAGATGGCCGTAGGTTTTACTATAACACGAAGTTCCTGAAACAATTATCGCCGAAACAGATAGAGTTTCTGTTTGGGCACGAAGTCCTTCACGTAGTGTATGATCACATTGGTCGCAGAGGCGAGCGTGATGGGCAGTTATCAAACATTGCCGCAGACTACTGCGTAAATGGTGATTTGATACAGCACAAAATTGGTGAGCCAATTGATGTGGTTCCCATTATACACGATTCCAAATACTACGGCCAGTCGTTTGAAGAAGTATATGACGACTTATACGAAAATGTTGAGAAGATTGACATAGAAGATCTGCTCGACAAAGTCCTTGACGACCACCTTGATGATGATGGTGAGGGTGGTGGCAGTGGTGATGAGCAGGGCGCAGGTGATCGGCCAGTCCTTTCCGACCAAGAGCGTAAAGAGATTAAGGACGAAATGAAAGAAGCAATTCTCAGTGCCGCACAGACTGCTGGTGCTGGAAATATTCCTGCTGGTGTTGCTCGGATGATTAAGGAATTAACCGAGCCCAAAATGAACTGGCGGGATTTGTTGGACGTCCAAATTAAGAGCACCATTAAAAGTGATTTTAGTTGGATGCGACCCAATCGCAAGGCGTGGCATACGGGCGTTATGTTGCCGGGTATGGTTCCAGACGAAACGATTGATTTAGTAGTTGCTATTGATGTTAGCGGTAGCATAAGCGAAGACATGGTGCGTGATTTCCTCTCAGAGATTAAAGGCATTATGGACGCCTACACTACGTTTAACATTAAGGTCTTCTGCTTTGATACTGAAGTATATAATGAAGCGGATTTTACTGCCGACAACTTACATGACATTCACAGTTATGAAATAGTTGGTGGCGGTGGAACTTCTTTTGAAGCAGTATACGAGTATCTAAAAGAGAATGCCATTGAACCTAAGAAGTTAGTTATGTTCACAGATGGTTATCCGTGGGGTTCATGGGGCGATGAGAAGTATTGTGACACTTGTTTTATAATACACACTCACCGCATTGAAGGAGCACCGGTACCGCCGTTTGGTGCCCATGCTTACTACGAAACCCACATGTCATAAACCAAATTGAGTGTAAAGTAATGACAATTCGTAAAAAACGACGCAAAAAAGAACTTGTGATTGATATCACAGGGCCTGATGGTAATGCATATGCATTAATGGCCTACGCAGAACGTTTTGCAAGACAGTTGGGACTTGATTCTGAAAAGATTATTAAAGAAATGATGTCAAGTGATTATGAAAACTTGCTTCAGGTCTTTGATAGTAATTTTGGTTCTTTTGTAATTTTAGAAAGATAAACGAGGTTAAGGAAATGAAGAAGATTTCATTGTCGATGTTGTATTTGTATGCTGTAGGTGTTGTATTGGTGTTAGGGTTGTTTATGCCATTTGATGCACATGCTGGAGGTTTGAGTAACAATTATTCATTCAAAGCAGGGCATGGAAACATTCCCAATATATGGAAATATGTGTATGATCATAACAATTACGTTTCACGTGATTGGAATGGTGATGGCAAGAGTGATGTGTTAAATCTACAATCTGCTTACTCGTGGAATAGAAATCACAGTGTGAGTCCAATTGTTAGGCCTTTTGTTTTTATGAGTAGGCCTGATGGCTCTTATCATGTGCAATGGAGGGGTGGATCTATTCGTAATCTTACAACAGAATGGTATGGAGATTACTTTTCTAAACGAGCAATTATTGTAGGGCACGGCAACCCATACACCGATGACGTAATGACGCCACTCAATTGCACTAGTAGCAATTGCGTACCGTTCTCTGGTGTCAGGGCAGTAATGCATCATGCACTCGTTGAAGATATAGATAAAGATGGAAAACTGGACTTAATTACGTTTAAGGCAGGGACTTCAATATTTTCTAATTTCCAACCAGGAGCATTTGGTAATCATCCAGGTAATGGCATAGCACAAAGTTTAGGTGTATGGTCAGGAAATACTGGCGCATTTACTGGTGCTTTTCTAGATTTAGATGGTGATGGTTATAAGGAAATGATTACTGTTGGAGAGGCACGACCAACTGCTCATCAATTAAGTGGCGGTGGCGTAGTTCCTGGTGGTGGTCTAACTGTATGGAAAAATCATGGCGGGAAAAATTTTACTGTAATACAGAAATTGCCAGGTGGCCCAGGAGCAATGTACGGCAGGTTAATACTTAAAAACGGTAATGACTTACTTGTATATGGCGAGTGTGGTGATGATTGCACACAGAATAGTTGGATGAGAGTATATACCAGAGGTGGCGGTAAATTACACAAAAAACAACAGTTCAATATTGGTGCAATAGTTGGGTCTTGGTCAAAAGGACATCCGCCAAGGTTGCTAGATATTAATGGTGATGGCCATAAAGACTTATATGTCAATCACTACAGAAATTTTGGAGGTAGTGTAGGAACTCAGCATGGTGGCATTTGGTTAAACAATGGCAACGGTACTTTCCGCAGACTTGGAACTCCTATTTTTGCTGGGATACCTAAAGCAGGTATGAATGGAATGCTTATGCCAGTTCATGCTAATGGTGATCGCCGATTAGATTGGATTGTTGTATACCAAGATGGCACTTTTGGAACATTATTATCACCAGGTGGTAGTACTGGCCAAATCAAAGTAAAAGTGAACGATATTACTGGTAATAAAAAGAACAATAACAATACTGCTCAACGTGAAGCCGGTAGCAGAGGCGATCGTTTTTGGCAGTTGGGTTTTGTTAAGGATCAGTTAAGTGTCATGAACAATAGCATTATTAATAGCAATAATGTTGGCTTCTCATTTAATGACACAACTATGTTTAAAGCATTTGAGTTTGGTAAAGATAACTCATTCAACTTTGGCATAGGACAGCCTGATGAATACGGCCAAGTAGAAGACTTTGTAGCAGGCATGTCGTTTGGTGCTACTGATATAGCAGTCGCTACTGACAACACACTACTTGGCTGGGCACCAGGACAGAGTTTGCTTAATATGTCAAATTTAGAGTCTCGATACATTAACATACGGCGCTCTAAGAGTATTAAAGATTGGACTTTAAGTGGTAACATGACTTACGCATTGGCACAGGGTGATGCTGGTTATGGATATGTTAAGGGCATGGACGACTTCCATGCTATGGGATTTGGTGTTAGTGCTGATTATGCCATAGATGAGGATTCAGCCGTTAAATTTGGTGTTTCACAACCCCTCAGGATAGAGCGTGGTGCGTTACACTTTGATGGCGTAATAGCAGACATGACACCAGACGGTCGAGAAATCGACTACACAATGTCCTACACAACAGCGGTAAGTAAATCTAGCACGTTCAACCTGCAGTTGAGTTACGCTAGTGATTATAATCATTACCGTGGTGAAGATAATGCCAAAGTAATGGCAATATATAAAGGGACATGGTAAAAGAAACCGGCGCAAGATCGGTATTGGAGGAGCGGGCGACCCCTAGTGGGTTGCCCGTTTTTTCTGCGGACGAGTGGAAAGACTTTAAGAGTAAATTTGAGAAGAGCGAAGCGATAGACGCTCTTGCCAAATATATTGTGGAGAAAGAAGTACCATTTCCATTACAACAAATAACAGAACAAACAGTTACGGATAAATTTCTGAAATTAAGAAGCAGTGACCACAATAAATTCCTATATGGATACACTACAGATATTACGGATAAGTTTAACGATTATGACTACTCGGTACAACAATACTGTAAGGATGTAGTTGATTTAGGTCATTACTATAACGATATCAGTAACTATTTCCATCAGGAAAACAGACTGCAATGTAATGGATGGAAAGACCCCAGTCCAATAGCAGTATGGAACGACGAGGAAAAACTACGCAAATTTAATTGGACATTTTGGCGTGAAGGTATGGTCAAGTATGTTGATGAAACAAAGTGGCGAGAGGCATTTAGACTCGGTGCGTATGTTGCTACACAATTTAAACCTAGTGTAGCAAAGTATGTTTACAACAGGTTTAATGCTAAAACAATATTAGACAGCAGTTGCGGTTGGGGAGATAGGCTTGCTGGGTTTTGGGCAAGCAATGCTCACACTTATGTTGGATGTGATCCAAATCCGCAAACATTCCAAAATTATATGTCTCAATGTATATTTTATGAAGAAGCATTAGGCAATACTTGGTCAAACCAAATAGGTGATGACTACTTCCACTTTTCAGGCAGTAAAGAGGTACTAATATATCTCAGAGCCAGTGAAACGATGAATTGGCCACAATTAAATTATGATTTAGCATTTACTAGTCCTCCATATTTTTGCACGGAGCGATATGCCGAGGGTATTGCAGAGGAAAATCAGAGTTGGGTTAAGTATGATGACTTTTATGATTGGTTAAGCGACTATTTGTTTGAGACATTGGATCGTATTAATAAAGTAATAAATCCTAATACTGGAGTAATAGCGGTAAATATTATAGACGCAAATATTAAAAACAAACGGCATAGAGTATGTGATCCCATGACGAAATATATGGAAACACTTGATATGCCATTACAAGAAGTAATTGGTATGCGGATGAAACAACGTCCGAAAAATGAGGAAGGCGGAGACAAAGAGCATATGCAGGACTGTTTTGTAGAGCCTATATGGGTTTATAGTTCTTCAAATGAAAATACACAAACACAATTTGATAGGTTATTCACATGAGAGCATTTATTTTTGATGTAGATGGAACATTAACTCCTAGCAGGAGTAAAATTGACCCCACGTTTGAAAAGTGGTTTATAGACTTTTGTTTAAGCCACGAAGTACATTTAGTTACTGGTAGTGACTATCCTAAAACACTAGAACAAGTAGGAGAGGATATAATCAATGCTATTAAGCGATGCTATAACTGCTCAGGTAGTAGTGTATGGGAAAATGGTGTAGAAGTATGGCATAATGAGTTTAGGATAACTGATGAGCAAGAGAAATGGTTGTCGGCACACCTAGCAGTTAGTAATTTTCCGTTACGCACTGGCAATCATTTTGAATACCGCACAGGTATGCTTAACTTTAGCATAGTAGGACGCAATGCGAACAGTGAAGAACGCAGAGAGTATGTCAAATATGATAAACGAACCCGTGAAAGATATCGCATTGCGGACCAGTTTAATAAACAGTTTGAAGAAGTATATGCAACAGTTGGTGGTGAGACTGGTTTAGACATAGCACAACTTGGTATGGATAAGTCACAAATACTACGTGATTTTGACAATACTCCTATCACATTCTTTGGTGACAGAATGGAAGAAGGAGGCAATGACTATACATTAGCAGAAGCATTGTGGAGGCGGCGTATGCCCGATCCGTTTAATAGAGATTATGTATACCACATAGAGGATTGGGAACATACATGGCGAACACTAGAAAACCTTACCAAGTCTTAGCGTGGACCGCGTCATCAGTATTAGTAATAGGTTCTTTACTGGCGGCGTTTAATATACATCCATTATACATTTATGTATTTCTATTAGCAAACGCTCTGTGGACTATTGTTAGTCTTTTATGGCGAGAACCTAGTCTTTTCCTATTAAATTTTGGCGTTCTTACTATATACATAGTAGGGTTAATATTCGGATGAGTCTATATAAAACTAAAACTATAAATCCATTAAACGTTACAGACGAGCGCGTAGTTCCTACGATCCCACCTTATTTTACTAAAATTATTATTAACAAAAGTACAAAATCTGCGGCGCGATTCAAAGCCAGTGCTAGAGAAAAGAATATTGAACGAATAAATCAATGGATATATTTAAATTTGGAAGGACGCTACGGCATACAAAAACAAATAGTAACAACGGATGAACAAGTATATATTAGACCTCCATCTAAACAACGTGCTGGACGTTTAACACAGGATGAACTATTTGATCTGATTTGGTACATAGAGTGGCAGATTGGATTTGAAATCCCTAATGAAGCGAGTTATTTTGCTTTATCCTGTGAGTATCTTAGTTAGGTGCCATCTCACCCATTAAACTTTTTTCCCACCTTCTACACATATTAATATATTCAAAAGTTTCTATAAGATGTTGCTCTAATAAACCATCTCTATAACCAATTGACTTACGAGTTTCTATTTTAGTATTAGAAAAATTAACCCATTCAACAAACATTTGTTGGATTTCTTCCTCAGTAAATCTTTCTACATTAATTAATGCTTGAGTTAATCCTGTAACAAATGCTTCAAATAAAACTCTATTTTTCTCTATTTTTTCTTCTATTTTAGCCAATACTTCTGGTTCAGGCGCTTTTAATACACTATTAATAATTTTATAGTATGTTAAATCTGCCTTAAGGGAGTTATTTGCCATTTGACACTCAACACCTTCTTGAACTGTGTTTAAAAGCTCTTGAATTTGCTCTTCAGAGTAGTTAGGACCCACATCACTTTTTTCCTGTGCGGAGACAGGGATAATAAATATTAGTGACAATATTAAGGATATTAGTATTTTCATAACAGTACTTATCAGGAGAACAAAATGTCTGACGAAACAGTAGACCCATTAGAGCATACACACGACGACGGCACAACACATTCACATGAGGGTGGTGATCAAGAACACAATCATAATGAAGTACCTGCATTCAATTTAGCAGATTTAGCCGCAGTAAAACAAATTATTGAAGTAAGTTCCCGTAGGGGTGCTTTCAATGCCGCTGAACTATCGGCAGTTGGTATGACTTATGATAGATTAATAGCATTTTTACAACATCATGTTCCAGCACCAGATACACCAGCTGAAGATGATGATACACCAACAGCAGAGATTGAACCACCTGCAGATGAGGAATAGGAGAAATATATGAAACACGTTGGCAAGCAAATATCAACAAGCGACAAAGTAGTAGTACTTTTCAGGGAAGTTCCCGGCGAGCCAGATAATTGTTTAGTGGTAAAGACAAGATCGTTACCAGAGACAGAACACGACTCTTTAATGGCAGTATTAGAGGGCCTTGAAGGGCAACAATCCAATCAATTGGCTGATGTGCTACATCACCATATGAATAAAGAAGGACGTCCTATTTTGGAAACATTACATTCTACTCGCAAAATAATGAAACTTCCAACAAACGATGTAGCACTAACGCCTGATTCACAGAATGCAGTTCCATTAAATCAAGTAAATGATGCAATTAGAGCAAATGAAGTAAGTAGTGATACTGGCAGTCCCGCCGTAGTTGCACAGCAAAGTCAAACAGAAGATGGAAGTGTAATGAGTGATGCACAAATTGCTGAAAGTCTTAATAATCAAGCTGCAATGATGGAATCAGAAGCGGCGAGGTTAAGAGAAGAGGCAGATGAGTTGATGCCAAAAACAGTCAAAAAGAAAGCAACAACTAAAAAGAAGACTAAGGCTCGTGCCACAGCCTAATGATAGTATTTGTTTAACTAGAGCATTTTTAAATAGGTGGGAGACAATAATAGAGGGGGTTGATATAACCAACATACCTGTGGAATATATTGACCATTTAGTAGTACATACTATAGGTAAACAAGAAATTATTGTTAGTGTAGTAGAATTATTACAACAAGGCATTCCACCAGAAGATTTAGAAATTGCTTTAGAAGAACGAATGGAAGAATTTGAAGATGAAATAGTCTCCGTTGATTATATTTTAAACATCGGAAAAATATCAACGGATATTCAATCAACCACAGACGAAACATTGAAAAATTTATGACACAAGTTAATGACATTGATTTTGAAAGCAGTACAAACTATGTAAAGTATTTGGACCACGGCTTCGTAGGACTCATAGACACTATGGGAACTGATGAGTCGATAGTCCAAGCGGCCCGTGTTTCTTATGGTAAGGGTACCAAAGGAACTAGAAACGATAGAGCATTAATAAGATATCTAGTTAAGCACAAACATACATCTCCCGTAGAAATGTGCGAAGTTAAGTTCCACTTAAAGATGCCTATCTTCGTTATGAGGCAACACGTACGACATAGGACAGCAAACTTAAACGAGTACTCTGGAAGATATAGTGTTATGTCAGACGAATTCTATATCCCAAATAGAGACAATCTAAAGCCACAGAGTACAAGTAACAAGCAAGGCCGCGGAGGTAAACTACCTCCTATGGAAGAGCAGATGTGCTTTAATACTATTAAACGTATTGGTGCATCAAACTACGACGATTATTTAAGTCTTTTAGGAGAGCACCCGAACGACAATTATAACTTTGTAGATCGCCAAGGCTTGTCTAGGGAACTGTCTCGTATCGTGTTGCCACTTAACAACTACACAGAACTATATTGGAAAATAGACTTAAACAACTTTTTCCATTACACCAAACTACGAGCGGATGAACACGCTCAGTGGGAAATACAAGAACTTGCTCGCACAATGTATAGTTTAGTCAAAGAAAAGTTTCCAATTGCCTCTGAAGCATATGAAGATTTTATAGAAAACGCACACACTTTAAGCAGAATGGAAGTTGATATACTTAAAAGACTAATTGATAAAGAAAAGTGGCTTAACATATTAGAGGATTTTAGAGGCGAAGACGGCGTTGCTAAAAAATATGGTATAAGTAAAAGGGACCTTAATGAATTTAAATCAACTTGGCTATGAAAATACTAATTGCTGGTGGCGCAGGGTTTATAGGGCATAATTTATCCGTTGCACTAGAAACACTTGGCCACTCTATCCTTATTGTAGATATACAGACTGATTACGGCGTAATCCCTCCTAGAGAGTTTTGGATAACGACCTCTAATCGCCAAAAGTTTATGAGTCAAACTAAACTACGGGCACCTGTACACGAAAATATTAAAAACACTAAAGGTATTGCTAGGGTAATAGAGAAATACGAACCAGACATTATAGTTAACCTAGCGGCATTCTCTCGCGTAAAATTAGTACAATATGACCCCGTAATGGCTTGCGACTCCCTTGTTAAAGGCGTATACAATTTATTATATGGTAGTCAAGGTATCATTAAACGATTTATCCACGTTAGTAGCAGTATGGTATATGGTGATTGGCCATCAGGCGGACATTTTTATGGCATGAGAGAAGATTGGAATCAAATGCAACCCAAAAGCGATTATGGTATATTAAAACTAGCGAGTGAAGGCATTGTTAAACGATACTGTAACGAACACAATGTAGAATATACTATTGTACGTCCGAGTGCTGTATATGGACCACGTGATATAATAGACAGAGTTGTTCCGAAATTTTTATTGCAGGCCGCAAACAATGAAACTATATATGTTAATGGAGACTCAAGTATAGACTTTACACACATGGATGACTTTATAAAAGGTATGGTGCAATGTGTATTAAACGATAGGGCCGCTGATGAAACATTCAACATTACAAGAGAAAGAAGCCGCACTCTAGTTGAAGCGGCAACAGTAGCAATTGAAGTAACTAACAGCAATAGTCAAATAAAAATAGCAGAGCATAACGAAGCGTTTGGTAAACGTGGCACATGTAGTAATACTAAAGCAAGAAACTTACTCGGATATGATCCCATAATAGACATTGAAGAAGGGTTTGTTGATACTTGGGAATGGTTAAGAGATAAAGATGATTCCTTTTACAGATCTTAAAAGTCAATATATTGAAGCAAAAGAAGATATAGACGCCGCTATACAATATTGTATAGACGGCAGTCATTTTATTACTGGTCCAGTAACAGATAATTTTGAAAACGTTATGGCAGAATACACAGGTGCTGAAGCATGTGCTTCAACAGGTAGTGGATCAACTGCTTTATTGTGTGCATTGTTATCACTTCAATTGGACTGGACCGGACAAGAAATAATTACTACACCACATACTTTTGTAAGCACGGCTGAAGCAATTTTACAAGTAGGTGCTACTCCTGTATTTGTGGATATAGACCATAATTATTTAATTGATGTAAACAAAGTAGAAGAAGCAATAAACACTAAGACTCGAGCAATATTGTTTGTAGACACTTATGGGCAAACACCAGATATTGATAAACTAAAAGAGATAGTAGATAACCATTCTAGTGACGATTATCATGGCTTGCGGTTAATTGAAGATGCCGCACAAAGTTTTGGTGCAAAATATAAAGGACAACGTGTTGGTAATTTAGTAGACTTAACTTGTTTTAGTTTTAATCCTGTTAAAAATTTAGGTGCGATGGGTGACGCTGGTGCTATTACTGGCAAGAAAGGACTAATTGACAAGGCACGAATGTATAGAGATCATGGCAGGAATGATAAGTGGTTATATCACACAATGGGTTATAATGCTAGAATAGATAACATACAAGCAAAAATTGTAGAGGCAAAATTACCTTATTTGGCCAATTGGCTTGAACGTAAACGTGAAATATGCACAAAATATAATGAAATGCTTGATCAAGATAAGTTTGTAACACCACAAGCACTTCCTGATAATACACATACCTGGTATGTTTACGTTATAATGATGCGGGAAATTCCTGGATACTTTGGTACATTACTTGAGCAATACAGGGATGATTTTATAAGCTATATGAACAATAACGGCATACAATGTAATGTACATTATCGTGTTCCAATGACAAAACAACCTGCTTATGAAAATTATCCGGGTAATTGTCCAAATGCAGAAAGAGTTGCTCATAGCATAGTAAGTCTACCTTGCTATCATAGTTTAACAGACGAACAACAAGATTATATTATAGAAACAGCAAATGGCTTTTGATATTAATAAAATTTGGTTAGTTGGCGCAGGCTACTGGGGTACAAAGGTGGCCCATGCTATTGAAAGGCAGGGCATAGTACCACAAATTATAGACATTAAAAACGGACAAACTATTGATGAAATAGACACGTTAGACCCTGTTATACTTGCTACACCATTATGGGATCATTATACATCAGCAAGAAAACTAATACTAAACGGCCATGATGTTTACGTTGAAAAACCGTTAGCAGAAACATTAGAGCAATGTAAAGAGTTACGCGACATATTACAAGATGATCAAGTTTTAATGGTAGGACATATATTTTTATATCATCCCCATTGTATAACACTAAAACAACTAATAACAGACGGCGTATTAGGTGAGATAAGACATATTAAAACAGAGCGTCTTAATTGGGGCATATATCAAACTAAAACAACACCATTATTAAGTTTAGCACCACATGACATTAGTATTATACAGTACCTTATGGATAATTCCATAGTTGTAAAGGACGTTAACGTTTATAATTTAAGTAATAACTATGCTACAACTTATGACAGAATACATTTTACTGGGCATTGTTACGGTGTTTCTGTAGAAGTAGATGTTGGTTGGTATAGTCCTATGCGTAAACGAATAGTTACAGTAATAGGCACCAAAGGCTGTGCTATATGGGATACTGACGAGGAAACTTTAACTATTACTAATCATAGTAAGTTAGAAAACAATAGGTTGAATAAAGATATACAAACTGAAGTTATTCCTTATACAGGAAGAACGCCTTTAGAAAACGAATTAGGACACTTTATAGATTGCGTGGAAACACGCGAAACACCAAAATCAGATGTTACTAATGCTATACAGGTCGCGAATACCATAGATCAAATTGCTTCCTTAACCACTTCCAGTCAGTAATATTAAAATCATCTTGTATTTTGCTGTAATGTTCTACACCACATAAAGCACCTTGCTTACTATACTCTCCAAACTCTGTATTGTCTTTTGTAGTCCATAACTTTAATCTATACTTGTCCTCTACAGTATTACTGGCACATAACTTATATGCTTCTCTAAACGCTGTGCGCCACGCACTATATTCACTGTCAAATACGTTTATACAACTTACCTCAGGTATTACTTCTATTTCGTGTGTAGTTGTAAAATCTATATCTAATTCTGCCTCTGTAACATCCTTAAGCCACTCTGCATCGTACATAACAATACTACCGTGTCCATAACTATAGTCTAACACAGGATTATACGCATAAAAGACATAGTTTTTAGGATTAGATAACCAATCGGGTTGGTAGTTGAATTTAAAGTTTTCATGCAATACTGTTTTAGCAAATACAGCATAAAAGTATGGAGTTTCACATATACGTGCCGCTTCTTGCATAGCATTAAGCATACCCTCTACGCCATCAACTCGTTTAGCATATGGAAAGGATTTTAATAACACTTCATAGTTTTCCTGGGCATTCTTTTCATCATATGAAATAAACACTATATCTTGTGGTTTATCGGGCATATAAATGCCTTCGTGGCGCAAGATATAGGGATAGTCATAAACTTGCCTTGAAATTTGCTCTTTACAGTCTTTCGGTACTACGGACACAGATCCACTCTGTGAAAGTACGTGTAAAGAGCGATCTTCTGAGCGCCAAACACTTGGGTCGTAATTTGTTTTATATTCGGCCATTGATCTATGTTTAAAAGCAACATAAGGTGACTCAAATGTGTGTTCTTTTATAGCAGTAACTAAATCTGTGTCATATATTACTTCAGGCCACTCTGTTCTTGTTACTATTTGCTCATTACAATAGTTTACTTTGTCATACCAGTCCAATAACTTAATATCTTTTAACTGTTCCTCTGCATGTGCCTTATTAACATAGAAAGTATCACCAAACTTCTGTTCTCCGCTTTGGAATGTGTGTAACATTGTGTCCTGCCACGGCTCCGGTTGCCAACTAAAGTCAAATTGGCTATAATCGCATATGCTACTAGTGACCCAAAAATAATCTGTATCGGCTTTGGCCATTATTCTCTTAAATGTATCCAAATAGTTGTCAAAAAAGCGTATACGTTTAACTCTTGGGTGCTTACTGTATACAGTTTCATATGCTTCTTCAGCATTACTGTTACCAAAGTCCAAAAATATAATATTGTTTAAATCATCCAGTGTAGTTACTAGTTGATCCTCTACGAAGTTTAAATTATACACATCCTCTATTTTATCTGCCCAATCAAACGTACGAATAAAGTCATCAGCATTTACAAGGAACGTATTACTCCATTTATTCCATTTTGAACCAAACACATGGAGCATACCATTTTGCCATGGCTCACAATGCCAGTCAAAATTAAAATCACCATAACTATTCTCACTTGACACCGCCCAAAAACGCTTTGTCTTGCATTTTTTAGCACAACGCAGTAAAGTATCGCGAGTATTACCAAAGTAGCGTGTCTTGAGCGTCTGAGAGTGTCTCAGAGCCAGTGAATTGAAGCGTTCCTTACTTCCTTCACCACCTCTGTCCATATAAAATATATCTAGAGTACTATTCGCTACTACCTTTTGATCACCCACAAAATTTAAGTGGGTATTACCTTTCAAATAAGCAGGAGCATTAACATAGTATGTTTGACTATGCTTTTGCCACTGAGAACCAAACACATGGACATAATCCATTTGACTTAAATCAGGATGCCAACTAAAATCAAACTTGTCATAATCCATCTCTGCATTTAACGCCCAAAAGCGTTCTTCAGGATGTGATTCTATTAAATCTTCTAGTGTTGTTTCTATTGTGTAACGTGGCAACGCATTACTTTTCATTGTAACACGTTGGTCACTTACGTAATTTACTTTAGGGTTAGGATCACTTCCGCTATAGTAATATATAGGACTTGTTCTTTGCCATTGTGTACCAAATATGTGTTTATAGTCTTTTTGTGCCTCTTCTGGATGCCAACTAAAATCAAATGAACTATAGTCTGTGCCTGTTGGTGTTATATGCCAGTGACGCATTCTACCCGGTACTGCTTTTGCATATTGTTCAGTACAGTAAGATATTTCAGTAGCACCTTCTACTTTATATATTGGGCCGCCATCCTTTTGCCATTGTGTGCCAAAAACATATATGTATGGAGGATCATCTGGGTCAGGCATCCAACTAAAATCAAAACTATCCTCATCTATATTGTCAGGAATTATCCAATCTTTTTTATTAGGTAGTGGACGTATTACTTGATCACTTACATATTTTTTTGGTGCGTCTGGCATTATACGATACGTTACGCTACTATTACGTTGCCATAATGAAGGAAAAACGTATGTCCATGATCCATGTGCTGGATCAGGATGCCAACTAAAGTCAAACGCATCAGTATCTACATCATCTGGTATTGTCCAATATCTTAAATCACTAATGCGTTTTGTTATTTGATCGGATACGTACTTAGGAAAAGCGAGCCGGTCAACCATATATTGTGTGCCGCCATCACGTTGCCACTGTGATGGGAATATATAATTATACACGCCTTGCGATAAATCTGGATGCCAACTAAAGTCGAAATTAGTATAGTCAGTATATTTGTTCAGCCTCCAATTATCCTTATTTGGTATTCTTACTGTTACTTGATCAGATACGTATTTAATAGGAGCGTCAGGCTCTATTACATACCTAGTACCTCCATCACGTTGCCACTGTGATGGGAAGACATAAGTATATACCCCTGTAAATGTATCTGGATGCCAGCTAAAATCAAAATGGATATAATCAGTATCAGGATCAAGTACCCATTTATCTTTAATGGGAACTCTACTAACTTGCTTTTCTTTATTAAATTTAACATCGCCATTAGGATAGTCTTTGTTTACTAACCTAATACCTCCGTCACGTTGCCATTTACTAGGGAATACGTGAGTAAATCTAGATTCCCATGGAACAGGAGTCCAATTAAAATCAAAATCACTACAATCAACCCCATTATCAATGTACCAATAATGTCTCGTTTTACATCTTTCGGACGCCTGTTGAATATCATAATCTTTCCTATATATTTTGTCGTACATAACTAATTAATTATCTAATGTCCATTTAAGACCTAGCATCGGATGTCTTTCACTGTGGTATGTCCCATCATTTTCATTGTATCCTAGCGGTAAATAATTCTTGTTTGGGTGTTTGGAATATAATCTCTCATATGTAAATTGGTTTTCTGTATCAATATTAGAAGCAAATATTAAATAATCTCTCCATGAATGCTGAAGAAGTTGTTCTTTAATTTTATTCCACTCGGAATATAATTCATCTTCAGGTTGATGGATTCTTTGTTTTAAATAAGTTTCGTAATTCCATGTACCCCAATCATTTATACCTTCATAGTGTCCTATAGCACCATAATGCTCACATAAATCTGCAAAATTAATTACATCATATAAATTGGCTTTTTGGAGGACAAAATTAAAAGATAATTGAAAATTATTTTCCCTTAAAAAATCTAAATTTGATCTTAATTTATTCCAGTTAGCCGGAGGTCTTACAACATCATATACTGATTTGCTCCCAGCATCAATACTGATTGTAAATTCTGAAAGTTTTTGCATAATTGGACTATCTTTAACTCGGTTATCTATAAGAGTTCCATTAGTTTTAATTTTAAATCGATGTTTATCATTTGGCTCATAATTATACAAAACATCAGACAAAATTTTAGAACTAAAAATCTCTCCACTACCACCCAAAGCACACGAAACAGGTAGATCAAAGTCTTTCATTAACGATGTAATTCTATCAGTATATAATTTTCTTTTTTCGTATATTGGACCTTTATTAAAATGAATCAGATCAGTACGACAACTAGGGCATCGCAAATTACAACTATCATCTGTACAAATTGCAATTTGATATGGTAACGCTCTTGCTTGTTGATACGATTTTGACCACGGATTACAAATTGAAGTATCACAAAATTTAAATGTTGTGCCGGTTTTAGTATTGTTTTGGAGTTTTCTAGCAATATTATTAGTCCAAATGTCGGTAAGATCATCGAATTCTAAAATATTTCCAACAGAATAAGGTAACCATGCTTCACATGTACATATATAACATTCTCCTAGTTGATCAATTGTTAGACTACGATGTGGATACCAACATGTATAATCTTTTTCTAATAAAGGACCTTTACGTTCTCTATATTTTCTTCTTACTTGGAATTTAGTTGCCGTAGTATTTGAGAGAATTTTACGATTTATTAACATTTGCTAATTCTGGATAGTAGACAGTTTGTTGTAAGTTATAAGCACGCCAATGTGTTAAACAATATTCACAAATATCGCTATTTGCTAACATTATTAAAATATCGTCGTAATTTAATATATAATCTTTATAGTACTGTGGATCACGTTGCGTGTATATACTATTTAATTTATTCTGTATTATGGTATCATACAATACGAATTGAAATGGATATGACATAGTTAATGTAATCATAGTGTCTGTGAATTTTTTTAAATATTCACATGCTTGTCCTACTACTTGATAAGGTATAGCCTGGGCAGATAAATCTTTTAATGGTCGATCTTTTGTACCAACACCATACCCATCTTTATCAGCATTAAACATACTATAGGTATTAGATATTATCTGGTCTTCTGGATTACGTACAAGTATAATTAACTGTTTGCCTTTTGTTAAAAATAACTTTTTAGCATGAGCTGCTTCATGCCTAAACTCACACTTCTCACCAATTGAATGAAAATAACTCTGTAAGTAATGATTACCAGCACGTTTAGCACCATAGATAACTATAGTATCTTCTGATTCACGTTCAGGAACCTTCCCTGCAGGGAATGGTGTTCTGTCTTTACTTTTCTTACTATTTGCTAGTTTTTCAAAATCATGTTTACTAACATCACTCTTTCCGTTTTTAGCCATTAAAATAATCTCCCAGTTTTATTTCTTTAGGATTAAAATTATCATTTTTAATTATATCAATAATTAAATTAGCCATCTTAATATTATTTTCTTCACTCAAATGACATATTCTATCATCTTCTATTTTTACATCACTGTATTTTTTCTTAGAAAAACCTTTATTTTTATATTCATTGAAGCTAATTTCTCCTAAGCTAATATCAGCAATTGGTCCACTTTGTGGTATATATTCTTGCATACTATTTTCAAAACAAGGAAACCAAATACATTTTTTTTGTTTTTGAACCATTAATTCATCTATTTGCATTAATATACCTTTTTGTGCCATGTTATGATATTCTTCATAAAAAATATGTTTATAATATTTAAGAGCGGATTGTTCGATTGTAGAAGGTGGGCCGCGGTCCCCGGAGCATCCAATCCAGGGCCTTGGATTGTAAAACATTGGCAATGCTTCTCTATTTGGTAACCTAGCAGGATCTGTAATACAAAATATTACATAATCTGCTTTATCTACCACTGGTAAAAGCTTTTCATACGAATGAATTAAAGCACAGCCGGCCATACCGTCACATACAATGTTAGCATCATAATGGTGCCATAATAAATTTGGCCATCCCAGATATGGTTGTTCGTCATATATTTTACAAAAACTATCACCACAAAATGCAATGGAGGTCATGGCCGAGTCACACCCAAATAAACTACCTGGTGTGGCGAAATTTTTATGTGCATACTTTTACACCGTATAGTTCAGTAAAACGCTTGGCGTCTTCAATGTCATTTACCATTGGCTCGCCTCTAATGTTTAAACTAGTATTTAACAACATTGGACAACCTGTATAATATTCCCACATCTTAAGCAATTTACGTACATTAGGATTATCATTTGGCCCTACCGTCTGCACTCTGCTTGTGCCATCCTTATGTACAATCGCCGGAAACTTATCTGGCTGTCTACACCGTCCTACATACTGCATAAACGGACTTGGAATGTGTGTCATTGTAAAATGATGCGGTTGACCTGACTTATGTACGGAAAAAGAAGGGCGTGTAGAAGGATGTGCTGGTGTAGTTACTAGTGGCATTTCAAAGTACTCTTCTGATCTCTCTTCGAGTATCATTGGAGCAAACGGCCTAAACTTTTGCCGACGCTTTATCTCATTTACTTTATCTTTAATGTCTGGCCCGCGTGGATCAGCAAACAATGTCCTATTGCCTAGTGCCCTTGGACCAAACTCCGCTCTACCGTTGGCAACGCCCACAATTTGACGTGAGGACATTAATTCTTTTATAATTTCTCCATCTGGGTATTCACCTTTTATATCATACCCCAGGAACGGCCCTCGCCAGTTTAGTTTCTTACCATATGTTAGGGCGGCCGCGCCTAAACTACTGCCAGCATCACCAGGATTGGGCATAATCCAAACATCCTCCCAAATGCGGGAAATATTAGTATTACAAACGCAATTTAACGCAACACCTCCCATGTAAACTAAATTAGGAGACTTGCCAATACGCCGTGCAAAATTCATTATGTATGTTACAACTTGTTCTAGTGCAACTTGAGCAGAAGCGGCTATATCGTATTGGTCTTGTTCTACCATATCGTCATCTTGTGACGTCCATGGCGGGCCACTGTGCCAATCAGTGCCTAAATGTAAGTTTTCTCTTGCACGAAGTATTTTCGGACCGCCAATTTTCCAAAACTTATCTAGTATTTCTCTATTATAAATTGGCTCTCCATATGCTGCCATACCCATTAAAATATACTCTTCATCTAACGGCCGCAAGCCAACTTTTTGCGTCATCGCACTGTAAAACAGTCCTACACTATTAGGATACTTTGCTCCCCAAATTCTTTCATAGCAGGCTTGGCCATTACCATCATAATATGCATTCCATAACGTAATACAATCCCATTCTCCAATAGCATCTATTACTACTACAGTGGCATCATTAAAAGGACTTGTTTGGAAGCCTGCGGCGGCGTGGCTGTGGTGATGATTATGATAATTAAAACTAGTTTTGTTCCATCTAAACCCTGTGTTGTATGCTATTTTCTTTTTAATGCTAAACTCTGTAAACAAGTCTTTCCATTGCCCGGAATACAACTGTCTAGTTTTCTTAAGCCACGGATTTTCATAGTATGAGACAAAATCGGGGTAACCATAATCTAATGCGTTGTTAAGTAACTTGCTGTTTAATTCTTTATCGTGTTTTACTTTGCTATAACGTTCTGCGTGTCCAGCGAACAATATTTCACCGTCATCTATTAAACTAATTGCCGCATCATGGAAACCGCAACTTACTCCTAATATTTTCATAGAGTATTTCCGCTATTCTTCTATGGCCTTCTGCTCTTGGGTGGCCTCTAGGACCATGTTCATATTCATATACCCAATTTACTACTGCTTCATCTGGCCAGCCTATAAAATACTTATCGTCAACTAGTTGCTTAAACTCTGAATCACTATCACTTATGTATTTTTCATTATCAAAACCATTAAACATTATATAAGAAAAATTATGCTCTTCAAACCAATCTTGTAAGTCTCTTACATGTACAAAGTATAAATCAAGCAAATATTGCTTGTCTAATTTTTGTAATATTACATCTATTGGGGGGTTGTCGTTAAATCGTCTGAATGTTGACCACTGTATAATCCAAATTGTAGGCGGGAAGGCTTCAGAAAAACTACCAGTAATAGACCAATAATCTTTTGTTGTTTGTACTATACCAGCATTATCTTTACCATTTTCACCAAAATTTACTACGTCTAAATTAAGCATCTGTGATAAAATATACGGCCATGCTTCGCTATACGGTTTATCTAATTCATCTCCGTAAGTAAAACTATCACCATTGGTAAAAATCATTACATTGTTGGTCGGTATTGATCAGCCATAGTGATGTACCAACAACCTCCATCATTTGTTGGTTCAAACCTTTTTATATAAGAACTTTTTTCTATCCAAAAAGGGAATTCTTTTGCAATTGCTCCTTTACCAGTAATAACTTTTACTTTTTTCTCTTTGTCTTTGTGCATATCTCTGAGAAAACTTAATGTTTCGTTGTATGCATCTTGTAAGTTATAACCGTGTAAATCTAATATGTTCATTTATATATAAATGGATCTTTCTTTTTCAATTCTTTTAAACGTTTACGATATTTAAGTTCTCGTTTAATAGTAAGTATCTTATCCCGTAACCAACGATAACCTTTACTAGGTTTGTGTACTATTAAACTTTTTAATTTTTCTTGCACATCACTCTCCGGGTATTGGCCCCACGCTTCCTGTGATAATTTGTTTGGCTTTTTCATATAACAGTTCCGCGGCATCTTTATGTGCCTGTTCAAGTGGATGTGACGTAGCATATGGATAACCATTTGCTTTTGCCCAATCATCGAACCCCATAAACTCTTTATCGCCGGGAAATTTAAACCACTCATCAAATTTTATAAAACTATGTAAGCCATTAGTAAACTTATCTATACTAATAAGGCCTTTCATTACATGTTCATTGACATATGTAAACATATATTTAACATTTCTACTCTCTAAAAAGTCTTGTAGCATTAAAATTTTCTGTAGTGATGTATATTTGTCATGCAAATCACTTACAACTGTATAATATGATTTTGCATAGTCTACTAACCCTAAATCTTTGTTTATTAAATATCGCTTATGCATATCATCATGTACTTCTTGCCAATTTGGCACACTTTTGGATACTTTTTTAAACCAATTTGATTTAGTCTCATCCTCACATACATAAGGATCTACAGCAAACCACGGACTATCATACCTTTTTATGTCAAAATTTACAGCAATTTCTTGTCTTGCCACAAATGTCCACATTACTTGAACAAATATTTCGTCAGGTTTATAGTTGTGTTCTAATGCTTCATATATTATATTAATAATATGCCTAACAATATAGGAATTACTACGGCCACTCTCTCCCGTGTTAATATGTTTTGCATTTAATTTATTTGCTGTTAAATTGGCCCAAGAATGTTTACTTGCAGCTGCGAATGGCCCTAGCCTTATAGGTTGAGTTGGTCGATGATAGGGTGTGCTGGTGACTACCGGCACGTGCATCGTGCCACAATCATCTGACAATTCACTACCAAACGTGAAACTATCACCCCCAGAGATTACTAATGTGATCATATATTATCTCCGCCGCATCTATATGTGCTTGTTCTAATGGGTGGCCTCCAGGACCAAATTTATATTTTTTCCTCTTCTTTGTTGGACTTGTGCGTTGTGATCCGGCTGCCCAATTCCAAAAACCAATATAATCTTTTTCTGGGCGTTTAAATCCACCATACGATTTTCTATCAAACATTTCCCAAGAAGAAAAACTAAACCACTCATCAAATTTTATTTCTCTACGCAGTTCATCAATAATATCTATAGGTGTATCTAAATCTGTTGTATATTCATTTTTTACATCTATACCAGTAAGTTGATCTATAACCTCAGAGTGTACATACGTAAACATATATTTAATGTTTCTATTCTCTAAAAATTCTTGTAAAAATAAAATTTCTTTAAGAGATATATAATGATCAGTTAACTCTCCAGTAACTTTATAATACTCTTCTATATAATTTGCAAACCCTATAAGTTTATTATCAACATCATCTAAAGCACTATGTGGATCTACATTAAACCATGGAGAATCCGGTCTATCATAATATATTGGACCAGTTCCAGGCTTGCCTGCTTTGCCTCCTCGATCATACTCGTGAAGTAAATTATTAACAAGAACTTCGTGTCTTCCAAGATATGTCCACATTACTTGAACGAATATTTCATTAGGTCTATACGGACGAATTCGGCCTGGCCGTCCGAGTATTCCGGAATTAATGTTCTGATTGTAGTGTAATGCTTTAGATACTTCGTGTATGATATGCCTAGTAATAAAACTATTACTTCGACTAGGCCAAGCAGTATTAATATGTATTGCTTTTAATTTTTGTGCTACTAGATCTGCCCAGGAAAATTTACTTGGCATTAGCTGGACAAGCGTCTTTCCAGTTTCATCAATATCTGACAACTCACTGCCAAAGGTAAAACTATCACCACCTGATATTACTAATTTAACAGACACCAGGCATGGCCTCTATTGACATATTAACAAATTTATCATCATACCAACGATAATTCCATTCTGCATATGCGTCTGATGTTTTTAAACTTTGTACATCTAAAAAGTTATTTAAAACATACCAAACAATAGGAGTATTCTCCGTATTAAAAGAACGTTCTAAGTCAACTTGTCCTACCTTTGGGTGCCCTAATGTTAATGAAGGATCATCTGGATCTAAATTATTACTTCGTAGCCAATCACAAAACTCAATTATTTTTCGTTCTCTCCATTCATGCTCTGAAAAATGTTCATTAGGCGACCAATTTATATCAAAATCGCCGGCGGCTTTAGTTTGTGTGTATAAAGCAGTTGTTATTTCTCCCAGTGAGCCCGATTCACCTCCTTCGTCATTAAATACTTCCCAATGAGTCTTGCCTACTGCTTTATTAACACCTACATATACACCGCCGAAGTTTTTTGTTAGTGCGTGGACACCAAACTCCGTAAAGTCCTCGTCGGAATCTAAGTTGAATCTAGGAGCGTTTAGCCAACACATTAATTGCGACTTTTGCATCCATTCTGGTGCTTGTACTAACTTACGATTACTTAATGCCCACGTTTCAAACTCGTGACATAATAAGTTTAATTGCCTAATATAGTATTTTGTTTCTTTGTCTGCTCTCCAATAATGATACGTCATTGATGTTTTTACGTCACCAGTATCGTGTCCTTGCAATTCTTCAAACCATCTGTGTAACCAATTAAACCTTTCATGATTAACCATTAGTCCAGGCAAGTCTATACCAACATCTCCATACTGTAAACAATTTTCTAAATTGTATTCATCTGTTTCTATTTTATAATCTATATTACTATGTTCGTTTATAAATTTAATTGCGTGATTTATTTCATTTAAAATTACTTCACCGTCCCTTTGGCCAAAAATAAATCCCATGAAACAATAGTTTTTTTCTAGTATTAAGTTTTGATTAAGTATGTCGTTTAGTGCAGTTAACCATTTACGTCCTAAAGGTGTGTCATAAACATCCATGTACACTTCCATAGTGCTAAAATCATCACTACGTAAACGCATTGTTAGTTTATCAAGTATTTTCATGTTAACCTTTTTTTAATTTTAGCACTAACAGCACCCATGTCTACCTTTCCTTGCCCTTTGGGTTTTATCCAACCCATTACTTTACCCATCTCTTTAATTGTTTTTGCGCCAGTTTCCTTAAAGGCTTCGTCTATTAACGCATCTACTTCTGCTTCGCTTAATTGTTTAGGCAAATATTCCTCTATTACTACCAAAGTAGACTCTTCTTTAGCAACAAGGTCTTGCCTATTACCCTTTGCAAATTGTTCAATGGAGTCTTTGCCTTGTTTTACCATTTTTTCAATGACACTTATTACTCCTGCTTCGTCTAACTCAGCACGATCATCAACTTCACGTCTTTGAATAGCGGCACGTAGCAAACGGATTGCTTCCAACCTTTGCTTGTCCTTTGAACGCATTGCGTCCTTCATGTCTTGCGTAATTTTATCTTTAAGCATCTAGTAAATCTAGTATTCGTTTTGACAAATACGCGGCATTTATTGCACCTGCTTTGCCAATAGACATACATGCAACTGGTACACCCTTTGGCATTTGTGAAATACTTAACAAACTATCCATGCCATTTAGTTCGGACGACATGGGTACGCCAATAACTGGCAGACTTGTGTATGCGGCGCATACGCCAGGCAATGCGGCCGCCATACCAGCGGCGGCAATAATTATTCTGTTGCCTCTTTCTTCTGCTTCTTCTACCCATTGTTTAACTTTCTCCGGATCTCTGTGTGCTGATGCTACAATATAGTCAAAGGGTATATCTTCCTCCTCTAAAATATCAACACAGTTGTTCATGCATTCACTATCGGATGGACTTCCCATGATAATTCCTACTAATCCTGCCATGCTTCTAGCCTCCTTTTAACTTCCTTGTATCCTGCTAACAAGTCACCTTTGTCAAACCTAAACAAATCTTTGTCAAAGGACTGCATTGTATTAACATCCCATAGACGCATTGTGTCAGGACAAATTTCATCTGCTAAAACTATGTCACCATATTGGTTAATTCCAAATTCTAACTTGAAATCTACTAGCACTAATCCCAAAGTGTAAAAAATTGCCTTGAGATACTTATTAACATCTCTAGTCATTGCAGTCATTGCTTTTAATTCTTTTTCACGAGAAGGTTCTAATGCTGTAATTGCCTCCCATGCTATAGGTGGATCACCTAAATCATCATCTTTAACACAATACTCTACAATAGCATGATTAAGTTTAGTTCCATTTTCTAAACCATAACGTTTACAAAATGTTCCTGCGGCAACATTACGTACAATTACCTCTATAGGAATTATAGCCACGTGATCAGCAACAATTTCTCTGTCACTAATCTTCTCTACATAGTGTGTCGGTACACCTAAATGTTCCATTGCACGTAAAAGTACGTCACTAATCCAGCAATTAAGTTCACCTTTGCCATCAAACTCGCTTTTCTTTTCCGCATTAAACGCAGTAGCATCATCTTTAAAGTACATAATGACTTGATTACGAAATTGCAACCCTTCAATCGAATATATCTTCTTTGCTTTACCTTCGTATAGCATATTATTTTTAACGTATTTCATTTTTTAGTGTCCTTTCTTCCGTATCTGTCTTGGAACTTCTTAACTCGTCCCTCAATTTTTACTTTGCCTGCTCCACCTGTATAGAAAGGGTGACACTTAGAACATACTTCCACGTGTAAATCTTTACATAGGGTGGACCTGGTTTCGAATTCTTCGCCACAATGGCACTTTACTTTTATTACTTCATACTTTGGATGTATATCTTTCTTCATGTCACCTTCCTTTACCTTTCGTCGTATATTGATCCAGTCTTTTGACCGTTGGTAACACCGTCACATGTATCTGTAATATGTTTAATAATACGATACGGGTCTGCATTACCTGCTGGACGCCTATCTTCCAAGTAACCGTGCCAATCATTTTGTGTAGTATAAATTGGAATTCGTATACTTGCACCGCGATCACTAACACCATAACTAAATTCATCTATGCTTTGTGTTTCATGTAACCCTGTTAAACGTTGGTCGTTGTCTGAACCATACTCTTTGATGCCAATTTCGTGAACCTTTCCTAATGCTTCACACATATTGGTCATTAATTGCTCCGTTCCATAACTTCTCATGTTATTATTAGAGAAATTTGTATGCATACCTGTGCCATTCCAGTCACCCTTTACAGGTTTAGGTGCAAGGTTAATTGACACGCCATGTTTTTCAGCAATTTTAATTAAAATATATCTTGCCATCCAAAGGTCATCGCCTGCTTTAACTCCTTTTCCTAAAACTTGGAACTCCCATTGCCCTAAGGCAACCTCTGCATTGGTTCCTGTAATGCCAATTTCTGCATTCATACATGCTTCGGTATGTCGGTCAACAATTTCTCTACCAACAACATTGTCACTACCTACACCACAGTAGTAATCTCCTTGTGCCCTTGGCTCTCCTTTTTTAGGCCAGCCTAATGGACGTCCATCCTGGTACATAAAGTACTCTTGTTCAAATCCAAACCACCAATCGTCACTAACATTCTTAACTGCGTGACGTGTATTACTAGGATGTGCTTTATTTTCTGAGTCTAAAACCTCACACATGACATAAGTTGCACTCATGTCTTCGCCTGTCATACGTCTTGTTGCATCTGGTCTAATTCTATCAAGCATATAATACTGTGAAACAGGATTTAAAATACAATCTGAACTTCCACCTTCCGCTTGTTGCGTTGATGAACCATCAAATGACCATCTTACTGCGTTGTTATCAATTTTTACTTTACTTCTTAATGAAGGTTCTGGCGTATAACCATCTAGCCAGACATACTCAAACTTTTTTCCGTGATTCATAATGCCTCCCACCATGATAATAATTGATCCTTAAGTATATCTTCTAAACGAACTTTATCGTTTCGTATTTTTTCTATTCTTAATACTCTTTTCTTGCCACCCTTTGCACCCTTTACGTATTCTTCGGGCCATTGTTCCTCGAAGTTGGGTCGATTTTTCATGTTCTCTAGGACATCTATTAAAGGTTTTTGCTTCCATGTATAAGGTTGACAATATTCTAACAGTTCGTCTATAAAACTATTTAGTATTCCCCTAGGTAATGACATGGGAGACATGATTATGTCAGGGGTAAATGCAAATGTCACCTTGGCCAACAGTGGAGTATCCAATTCTTTACTCAAGTCAAACATATTTTTTACTTCGTAAAGGCCCGGAAGGGTTAAAGTGAAGTCCAAACGCATTTGGTTTGGAGTTTTTTGGTGTTCCATTCCTAATTTGTAGTATTCCAACCACGTGTCATAGTGTAAACCATCCCTAATGTACTCACCAATGACATTAGTTCCGTCAATTGACGCACAAATTTGCCAATCTCTTATGTTGTCAAGGATGTCTTTAAACAAATGACATCCCTTGTACTCAATTCTTGACAGGTTTGTGTTGTATCTTGCATAAACTTTTGCTCCGTCACCTAGTTCTATAATTTTTTTCATGTAACGCCAGTGTTCTTCCATCATTAATGGCTCTCCACCTACCCAATATATCTCTTCCACACGGTGGTCATTAACTGCGTCACTAAATTCTTGCTCAACTACACTACTTTGGAACTCACTTATCTTTTTTCTTACGTCCGGTCGCATCCAATTATTAGAAATGTCATTGTAATCTACCATGTCATTGACTTTTTCTTCCGATTCCCACGCACTACTTAACATGTCACCACACATTCGGCACTTAAAGTTACACAAATTACTAAATCGGTAGTCCCAGCTGACAGGTTTCATGGTAGTATAACCCGTGTCATCCGTTTTTTCCCATATGTCATTGTATTTTTCTTTAAACAAATGCCAAAAGTAGTCCCGGTATACGTCGGTATTGAGTAATTTCTCATTACACACTTGGCATTCGGGTATGATGTCACCGTTCATGTGCGCCTTTCTTACTCTTTTCATGTGGTCACTGTTCCAATGTTGCTCTAATGTCATTGGTTTATACGTTCCTGTACCGGAATCAGTGTCGATATACTGCTTAAAAGCGTTGGCCGGCTCTCTAGACGCACAACATAAGCGTCTTTCGGACTGTGGTGAAATGTAGGTATGCACGAAAGGGGCAAGACAGAGCGATTTTGGTTTTACGGTTGGTTTTTTGCTTTCCATTTTTCTTTCTGCCCTTGGTGCCTGTAACCCAGAAATTCGCACAATCTGGGGTCGACCTCCACGAGTTTCTGCCCCCGAATCGCGTCTATTTTGTAAATTACGTCATGCAAATACGCACGTTCATGCTCCAAGTCACTGACTTCATGGTAATACATGTACTCTACAATACTTTTAATTACCTTCAAGAACTCATCCCGGTGTTTAAACGCAGTGAGCCTGTCAACCGCGTTCCAATTGTAATGGAGGAGTCCGTAAGCAATCTCGTCCTTGGCCCAATCGGGTAGAATTGAAATGTTAAAGTGCTCTGGCTGGTGCATGAGATTAAGGTACCAAGTGTCTAAGTTTTCAATGTCCCTGATCCACTGCTGGAGATGAATTAGAGACGCAATATTAAACAAAGACAGGGTGGTACAAATCTCAGTCTCCATATTTTCTAATTTATTTGCACACAAGTAATTAATGTTGTAATTAACCTCGTCCCACTTGGCGCCAGACCGTTGGTACTCAAACTTCTCCCCAACGTCATCCACAGAAAAGGAAGCCTTGACCCCTTTGAAATGAGGCCAAATGTTTTCCAAAGCATGGAGAGGCAACTGCGTACCATTTGTGTTGTAATGAAGGTAGATGCGACCTGCAAAACCATCCCGAACGGCCTGCTCTAACAACTCAAAGTGCTCGTTAATTAACCAAGGCTCTCCTCCAGTAAACTCTAAATGAACCACTCCCGGCAGAATCTCTTCCAAGTTGCGCCAGAAGCGATCGTTTGTTCGAGGCCACTGCCCTTGCTTTTGCCACTGGTACGCTTTTAAGTCCTTTATTTCACTCTTTTGAACACCTTCAAACTGAACAGCGACATCTATTTCATCCTGCGCCCACTTTGAACTACTCATCGGCCCACAAATACGACACTTTAAGTTGCAAATGGTTCCTAGTTTTAAGTCTAAATAAACCAGGTTCGAGTCATTGACTTCATTTGTAAAAACGTAGTCCAACTCTGGGTATTTTAAACTGAATTGCTCTGCCCAAATTAAACGTTTAGAAGTTATTCCTTGAGACTCTTCATCCCAACACTTCTTACAGTTAGAAGGCTTTTTACCTTGCAGAAAGTCTGCCCTCATTTGTTTCATATGCTGAGAGTTAAACGCCTCCTTCAGAGTACAAGTTGATAAGTTATAAGGATTACGATCTTCATCCAGAACAGGACCTTCCGTCATACAACAAGGCTTTACGTCCCCAATTGCAGACGCTTCTAAATGAATAAACGGTAAGTAACACAGAGTAGGAATTGCTTTGAACGCAGGGTTTCGAACACGGTTGAGATCATCCTTAATTGACAAAACTAAACTCCGGAAAGGTTTCATTAAACGACTCAGAACGAATCTTATCCATTTTAGCGGTGAGTGCCATAAACTCTAAGAATAGTCTAGCATTGCTCGGTTGTTCAATAAAGTTAATTGCACTTTGAAAACCATTGGTTGCACGTTGGAGAGGATCGATTGGACTAAGATAGTCGATATGTCGTTTGTATTTTTCTATTACCGCCTCCTTATCTGGCATTGGTAAATTGTCTATACGGTAATGCGGAGGATTCATTAGTATATTCACGTTAAAGTCAGGTGCTTTAATTAGGCCATAGTTGATCCATTCTTTATGAAAGTCTGGCATATGATACGAATTCAGTATACTCAACGTGCAACTTATATAGAAATCAACGTTTGGGCATACTCGTAACATCTGTTCTCTATTATCGACTATATCTTTCCATACAGTTTCTTTCCTTATATACTCTCCTCGCATACCCGAACCGTCTAATGAAGCACCTATACTAACGGAGTCAAACTCTTTCCACATATCCAGTATACTCAATTGCTTATATTTGAGTTGCGAAAAATTGGTATTGTATATTAACTTAACGTCGGTTCTATTTTGCTTTAGTAATTCGGCAATAATCTCCCAATGTGCGGCCATCATTAGGGGTTCTCCACCAGCGAAATATATCTGTTCTACGTATGGTATATGCCTGATACACTCTTCGATATCCAGATTACACGTAATAACCTTACTATTTGTAGGGGAATTTTGGTGTAATTTAACATAATCCTGATACCAATTGCTTGAAAACAGGGGACCACACGTTCGACAGCGAAAATTGCATAGGTTGCTAAACCGAACATCCCAGTATATTATCTCATAGTCTGGTTCTATACTATTGGCCTTTGCTATATGGTGTCCGAAATGTTTATTCGCTGATACCCGGCCGCTCATAAAGCCATTCTTATCTTGTTCATAACACTTGACGCATTCTGGATTGTGTAGTCCATCAATCATTCTATTACGTATATTCACCATATGTTCGCTATGCCAAATTTCCTCCAGCGTGTTATCATTTAGATTACCGACTGGCATATCCATCTCACTCATACAGCATAGATGAACAGAACTATCTGGGTATGCGTGTAAATGTGTCCAAGGATACATACAGAATGATGGGTTTTCTTCTAATACCAATTGTTGGTATAGTGAAAGATCATTCCAATCAATCTTTAGTGGCTTTTTATCATTATAGTCCATCGTTATTCTAGGGCCCTGTCTATTAAGACCTCTCCGGGAAGGTTTTGAATAGTGGTATCAACTCTGGGAATACCGTTTGAAAATCTTCATTACGGTGGTTATCATACTTGGTAATTTCTTTACGGAACTCTGGTATAAGATCCGTTCTATCTTCACTATACATAAAGTTGATTGCACTCTCGAAACCATTGGTGGCTCGCTTAATGTCGTCGGCATCTGCTATACTACTTATGTGTTCTTCGTATAGTGACTTAACTTCTTCCTTCATATAGTCGGGTAGTATACTGAGTCTATAATAGTCGGGCCCTTGGAGAATGTTTACATGAAAGTCGTATACGCCTATAAGGCCGCGCTCTACCCAATCGTTATGAAAGTCTGGTAGGTGGTATGCGTTTAATACCTGCAATGTGGCACTGGGAAAAAAGTCTACGTCTGGGCACACATCGAGCATGTCGTAACGATTCCTTACTATAGTATCCCACACCGTTCCCTTACGTATATACTCTGCTCTATCACCCATTCCATCTAACGATGCTCCTATACTGACATCATCGAATAATCTCCACATATCGAATACTGAACGCCCCTTATACTTGACTTCGCTAAAGTTAGTATTGTATACTAACGATACATCTAACTTATCTCGCTTAATCAATTCATCCATTATACGCCAATGTTCTTCCATCATTAAAGGCTCACCTCCTGCCCAGTATATCTTATGGAGATTGTCTATATATGGCTCTATCATTTCCCAGTTTAATTGCTTATTACC